TGGTATTTCTGCAGTTCTTAAATATACTAGATCAGTCTCTGTTAGAGAAAAACCTTCATAAAGTAAATTACTGATTCTATATTGGTGATCGCGCAAGAAATCTCTTTGCTGCATCACGTTGAAATATTCTGTTATGTTTAGTGGCATATGTTAAATTCCTTTTTTGTATTAAATTAACTCGTTAAAATTCTGGTCAGTTCTAGTTGCATAGAAGTTTACCAAAATAAACTCTGCTGCGCGAGTAGGTTTAATGTAGATATCAACAACCAATTGGTTGTTATCAATTACATTTGGAGTGTTATTTCTAGCATCGCAAACGATGAGGTAGTCATACATACCCTGGTTATTCTTAACGTCTTCGAAGATTGGGGTTAAAACGTTAATAACACTTGTTCTTGTAAAGAGAGTATTAGGTTCGAATACAAAATACTTGAGTGTCGATCTTGTAATCTTCTCCAAATACAAGAACAATCTTCTAACATTAATTCTGTCAAAGGCAGAAGGTGTTGACAACTTAGTCTTTTGACCGAATACTGTAATTCCGTCGTTAGGGAACTTAGTAATTGGATTAATACCTTGCTTGTAAATTAAATCTCTGTTGCGTTGGCTTGGAGATACTGCAATATCAAGCACAGGTGTTGGGAACTTACCTCTTGTAAACCCTGCTGGAGCAAACCATGGAGCGAAGTTAGCGTCATCCTTGGCCATCATACCAGCAATTAAACCAGAGACTGGAATCCAAACATTAGCACCAGAAGTTAAATCGTTGATTAAAGCCCAGTTACCATACACTGTAGCATAACTTGTGCTTGTTGTATCAAATTGATTTCTTAATGGAGTATTAATGTGCTGAGTAAAAGTATTATTTCTGTTAGAAAGAACCTTTGTTTTTGCACCTGTTACGAAGATTGGGCGTAGAGGATCAGCAATAAACAAGTGATCCTTTCTTATATCCTGTGCAAATGTTCTGAACTGTTCGTAAACAGCCAAATAATTGTTCTTCAAGTCTTGAGCATTATATGTGAATGGAGCATTTCCTACATTTGGCACAGATGTTGAAAGAGAGTCTTCAGTTAGATTACCATTTGTACGATAGAAACCAGTTGATGGTGTACCGCTTGGAGTTTCACCAATGTCAACAACGATTGTATCATCATACGCCTGCAACTGAGCGGATGGTGAACTTAGCGTATTGCAAATAGAATACATTGTACCTAAACCAGCTTCAACAGATAAGTCGATTCTTAAAGCATCGACATCATCGATTGTTTGGAATACTCTGTCAATCTTAGCTGGTGTGTTACCAATTGCAAATGTAGCAGCAGCATTATCAACATTGTTGAGTACTGTTGGACCGTAGCTATAAAGCGAGTCAATTGGATTGAGATAGAAATTTAAATATGATTGAAAGTTTGCAAAAAAAGCACCGCTAGAAGGGGAAACCCAAGCGGCTAAACCAGCACCGTAAAGAGGTGTATTAGCGAAAGAAGCGTTTGCTTTTACTTGTTCTGTTTTTGCTAAAGTATCGCTGGCAGAATGGTTAAAGATGACGAACTTGCTTGGCTTACCCTCAGGGTTTGTCCAATCGCCAGCAACTGTGGAGATATTTGGGTTTACAACAATCGAGATGTAAGTCGAACTATCCTCTACATCACCGAGGAAGAAACCTACTGGCTGTCCACCGTTTTGAGACTGAACCTGTCTTCTGCTGTTGAAAGAGCCTAAGAAACCATCTGGGAATGTATAGTCCAATGTTACAGCTTGTGGGGTATAAATTGACTGTCTTAGCTTAGCAACCTTGACGCTAACAGAATCAATAAACGCTCCTTGGAACAAGTTAATATTTGGGTCTTGTTGCTCAATTTGACGAGAAACTGATTGAGTATTGCTTGTTACAGTAGATTCAAGCTGGAAGTTAAGTCTTGTTTGAGGGATAGTTAGATAATTAGAGTAACCAATGTGACCAGAATTTATAGGCGCATACTTAATATTAGTAACACTGTTAAAATTAGATTGCGGATCAGTATCTAAGCTATCAGCAAAACCTACTGTATAACCTTCAAAAGATTTACTATCAAAGGTTGATTGGAACTTGTTGAGAACAAGAAAACCGGCAGAGGCTAAAGAAGAAATAGTATCAAAATTATTACCTGTACCAATAAAATGTAATGCTTGGGATGAATCTACCCAATCAATATTTCCTTGAACAATAGATAGATACTCTTCTTCAGTTAATTCCAAATATTCAGGAGCACCGATGAAATAACCAGATAATTCCTGTGAAAAAGATACTGAAGCAGCAGAACTGGCAATAAACGCAGTTTGTTCAAATGGAACTGCTGGGTAAGCTAAGCAGCTGTACTTAGTTGTAGAAGACCCTACACCAGTTCCAGAGCCGTAAGGTAATCTGGAAACGATGGGTCTACCACCCCCGTTAAGAACCCCTCTTACTGAGTAGTAAAAGTATCTTTCTGCTGCATTTGTAGGGTTGCCATAAATAGTTGAAAATGTTTGAATATCAGGAATTTCAAGCACCTCTTCAATCGGGCCTTGAGTTGCATATCCTAAAACCAAAACATTTGTACCATTTGGAACAACCGCTCTAAGAGATAAATCTATCTCATTAATTTGAACACCAGGACTTTCTATAGTTTGTGTTGGCATATGTTTTAATTATTTATGTTTTGGCAATTAAATTTTTTACGGAATGATGTTAAAAGTTAATTGACTGAACTCAAAAGAAAAGCTCGAAGCTATCTCTTCACTAGCCTGATAATTAAAATTAATTCCATTGAGAGAAGTTGCAAAGCATTGGGTAAAAACAAATTCTCCTAACACCTGATTGTACTCGTTCAAAGGTAATAATGAAATTTGGGAGGCATATTTTGGTATGTAGCTAGGCTTTTTAGGGTCTATTAAAGTCTTTGTACCAGGATCTAATAACCCTGAATTATTTTCAGCATCAAAAACAGATTTTTTTGGATCGTTTAATAAAGCAAGCCACTTCCAAATAACATAGTAATTGTAAAACTCACTATCAATTGTAAAGTTAACTGTTACAGGATCGTAGGCTGGTCTTGAAAATGAAGTAACCTTTGGTACCTGTCCCTGAAAAGGTACACTTACCGAAGGTACACTAATAGCCGGTACTACATTTCCCCATACAGACATTTGTAACTTATCAGAAATAATCTTTGATGGTGTCTCATCACCGTACCTGACATCGATTTTTCTTAATGCCTCTGGCATTGTTAAAATAAGAACAAACTTATCAACCCTAGCCTTGTTAAGAATAGCCTGGTTGAGGTAATTATGTTTTTCTGTTAAATCTCTATAACTCATATCAGCATTTCCATCTTCTACGAGCTGCACAACCTCTTGTATCCTTGCCTCCACAACCACCTGAAGGTATCCAGGCCTTGGATCTAGAACAGAAGCTCTTGCGTCTCTTAGAAGCCTTAGAACCTTTCTTTACTTTTCCAGTTACGGGTGCCTTTAATTTGCTACCTGTTGCTCTGTTATATTTGGCTCTACCTTTTGCAGTCAAACCAGCACCTTTGCTGGCTGGTAATTTTTCTCCACGCTTTATTGATAAAGAAGGCCCTTTTTTGGCTTCAGTCAACAACTGCTCAACAAGTTGATTGTAAGTCATAATATTATTTATCTCCAACGCTCCCATCCTTGAGAAATTAAATCTTCCATTTCTGGGTTTTCTGGCTCATTGCCGAAGTTAGTAAAGAAAGAAGGCATCTCGTTAAAGTCTTCTTCGCTATCTTTATCTTGAGCAATTTTTCTATTTGTTAAAATCCCAAAATCATCAACAAACTCCCCTGGTTGAGAATAGCTCAATCTCTTAATTTTGAATGGTTTTTGATTCTTATCATACTCTAAAACCTCAAAATACTTCTCACAAACTTCTCTGTCAAGAATAATTAAGGCCCAGGCCATACCCATTACTCTGTCATCTAACTCCCCAGATCTAGCACTCCAGGTACCGTTTTTGTTTCTTGTAAAACTCTTTAATTCATTGAGTAGATCAACAGATTTGATCTTTACTCTCATAGTTTCATTCAACCAATATCTCATATTGGTCATACACTTGTACTTGGTGTTTGTATGAGAATGAATTCCAGGTCTATCAAAATGTATCTTGCCAGATTTAACAGTGTATGTTACAATCTTGGTGTAATTGTATTCGTTTTTAAGGTTATCGCAAACACCACCACCATGATTATTACGCTCAATCAAAACCGGAGGAGAACCCCAGTGCTTACATATCTGATTAATCTTTTGAGTGAACGTGTAGGGGTTGATATTGTTGTTGCAGTACTCTGCTACCTGACGAATATTAGTTAAATCTGTAATATCAATCACCTCTACTGAGCTAGCATTTTGACCTACACCTTCTGCGACGTCAACACCTATAACATATAAGCTAGCCTTATTTGGGTTTTCCCACATCTTATATGACCCATCTTCAAAAATATGCAAAGGTGGAGCAATATTTGATTTTAAATGCTCATATAATTTGTCTGATAGAGTGCTCTCCCCAACTTCAATAAATTCGTTGCCGAACTCTTGATTGAATGTCTCTTCACTGCCAATTTCTCTAATTGTATTCTGCTTCCAAACTTCATCTCTACCAGGTATTTCCCACCAATCAATGCGTTCTGCAGCCCAACCATTTTTTCCTTCAATGGCTCCAGAATACAAATCATAAAACAAATTCTTTGTACCGTTAGGAGTAGAAGCAACAAATATCTTGGATTGTTTGGATGAAGAAATAATTGGAAAAACAGATTTCCAGAACTTGTCAACAATGTTATTTGGAATGAAAGCCAACTCATCCAAGATTAGAACGTTTACGGAATCACCGCGACCAGCATCAGAACTTGTAGTAGAAATACCAATTGAAGAGTCATTTTCTAGTGTTATAGATGTTTTACCGTATTCTTTTACCCCTGGTTTCAAGTAGTTCGGTAACATCTCATAAGCCGTGCGTATACGACGAAAGATGTTTATCGCTGTCTTCTCTTTGTTAGCTACAACAAGTACTCTCTTATCCTTGTTGAAGCATGCAATCCAAAGGGCATAGATTGTCATTAGAGTCGTTTTTCCTGATTGGCGACTCGCTAGCAATGAAACAAATCTTTCCTCATCCAAGGCTTTAAGGACTCTTAATTGACAAGGATGCAGTTTAATTAACTGTTTGCCTTTATCTAGATTAATAATATAGAAAAAGGTTTGAGCAAAGTATAAGATATCATCACGACTATTCTCCAAATGCTTGAGCATTTCAGGAGTCCAATCAAATTGTGTGTCTGGTTTGGGGAGATTTTTATTACCTAAGTAGTAATTTTCTTCGGCTGGCATATAAATATTTAAAACTATTTATGAAAGATCTATCAGAAGATGTAGTTCACTCATTTCCTGGATTTGAAAAACTCCTTGAACCATTCAAAATTACGGGTGATGCAAAAGTTAAGAAAGACTTGGTTACCCCAAAAGATGCTCCACATTATTCAGCCAACTCAAAGGCCTCAGATGTTGATAGCAAAGAGCCAGTAATGGCTAAGGCCTATGAACCTTCAAAGGGTACTAAGGGCAAACAGAAAAAGAATAAAAAGGCTAGAAAAAAGCTAAAGGAGAGCATAAATAATTTCAGAAGCAACACTATGAAATCTCAAAAAAACAAATTTGATGAATTGTTCGAAAATGTCATGGGCGAAGAAGATCTAGATATGACTCTAGGTACTGATGGTGCCGGTGATATGGAAATGGACGCCGATCTCGAAGGTGGCGGTCTTGGTGGCGGTCTTGGATCCGGTGACACAGCTCACGGAGATTTGGCCGAGAAGATCGAAAATATTATCTCAGCTCTCAATGACTTGAAGGCATCTCTAGGCTCTGAAGGAGCTGATGATATGGACGATAGTATAGAAGGAGATGAAGATGAAGGTGAAGAAGATCTCGAAGATGCTGACGAGGGTTCAATGTATGAAGGTGGCAATGATATGCCAGAAGAAGCCATTGTTAGCGAGCCAGAGCCAAAGCCACATAACCCACAACCAGCTATTAACACCTTGACCGGCAAGGGTAACAAGCCAACTGCAAGTGGATATGCTGCTACAGGTGGCAAGGCTGATTCAGGTAAGATTCCAAATATTCAGGCTGATCCAAAGGCTCACAACCCACAGCCAGCCATTAATGCTATGACAGGTAAGAACAACAAGCCTCATAGCAAGCTCACAAAGCCAGGTCAAGAGCTTTTCCAAGTATAATAAGTCGCTAAATTACGCTAAATTAAGCTGGGTACGAAAGTACCCAGCTTTTTTTTGTTTACAGCTACGTAACTAATAAATAATTACGTGAATCTATACGAAAAAATATTTTTCGAGCAAATTGTAAAAGTTCAGGATAAGCTTAAAACTAGAACCCAAACAGGTACAGATTCTGATTCTAGATTACATGCTAATTTAGTACCAAATTATAAAAAGAAAAATCCAAACGATGCTCCAGAAGTAGACAAGCTTAAGAAGCAAAGAAATGGTACTTTAAATATATCTAACTTAACTGCTCAAGATATTATTAAGAAATACAATTTAAGAGACTTTAAGCCTGGGCAGAATGAAAAACAATTAAGCACAAGCGGTATTTTTATTGGTTTTAACCCTCAACAAAAATCTTTTTACCTAAAGAAGTAATATGGCTATTGATACAGCATCAATGTTTACAGTAATAGCAGACTGCAACTTATTAGATAATATGTTCTTGAGTTGTGGGGAAAATTACCGTGTGCTTGATAAAGATACCAATCAGGGAGAAAGAGAAATCACTCAAAACTATTATTTTGAGATGATTAATATGTATGGTCAAAGCGTTAACTATTATATAAATGGTACAAACCTTGAAGATGCTGATAATTTATATGGAGAGGCTCCATTAGATGGATATTCAGTACCATACACCTTCATTATGTATATTGAGGTAAATGATGCTTCACCATTGTTAAGTAAGTTTGGTTTGATATCAGATGATGATTTAACTGCTATTGTAACAATAAGCTCGTTTGGTAGCGCTCTATCTGCTATATCTGAGTATTATCCTACAGGTATTCCAGAACCAAAAGCTGGAGATTTAATTGAGTTAAATGAGTATGGCAGAGATCGTATCAACGGTAGAACAGGGAGAATATTCCAGCTCACTCAACGTCTTGATGAAGATGTTGCTCGAATAAACCCATTAATGGGTCACTACTTGTGGATGATTAAAGCCAAGCGCTTTGACTTTACTTATGAGACTAATTCACCTAGAGAGGGTGCATCCAATCAAGTTATTGATGATACATTTACAGGTACGTTTACTGGTAATGATGTTCTAATCGATGGAAATATGAATCCATTCGAACAGACTACTAACGAAGTATCTAACGATATCTTCGATTACGAAGCCTATGGTAATACTGACGATGTATACGGTGGTTATAATTAATTGCCACTCTGATAATCGAGTTCGAGCTTAATTGAATTATAACGCTCGTTGATATACTTCTGCAAGGCTAGTGGCTTCAAAAGGCTATCGAATTCAGTCTTATCGACCTTGAGTTCAGTAGCCTTCTGCTCAATAATTTCAATGCCTTCTATCAGAGCCAACCACCGAGAAAGCTTCTCATTACTATCGATAATTTCGGTAGGAATATTCTTAGACTTAATTTTCTTCACACTCTTAGTATAAAGGAAAAATGTAGGCTCGTCAAGCTTTTTATTCATCAAAGAGTTCAAAAATTCCAATAACGTAAGCAGCAAACAGACAAAAAATTTTGCTCTTGTCTTTACACTTTTCCGGAAACATTTCGTTGAGAGAATTCATCATAGTAGCTAAAACTGCTTTTTTATACTCTCTTTTTTCAACATTTTTTTCTTCTTCTAAAATTTCATCAAAGACTAGTCTGAGCAAACAGGTAGCGTAAGTCTGAGGCTCAACCTTGAAAAAATCAGCATTATGAAATTTGGAAAGCTCAATCGCGTTAATAAATTCTCGTTTGTCTAAACCTTTGCGACTTAAAAAATATTGCTTTAGCTGTTCAACAATGTCTGAATACACAACTTTCTTTTCTTCTATTTTTACAGGTTTAAGACCTGGTTCTTTTTCATCCATTTTAATCATACAGGGCGAGTAGTAACTGCAGTCTCAATATTTAGATAAATGGAGTTTTCAGAACCACAATGCGGGCAAGTAAAGTTGCTAGGCTCAGGCAACTCAATAGGAGCAAAAACTTCTTTCTTACAATTGGCACAGGTAACTTCTGTTCCAGATTGTTCGAATTGCATTTCTGTTTCTGACAACTGTTCCACGGCAAATTTGTTGAACTTTGATTGGTTATAGGAGTTGTAGAAATAGAAGAATATAAATTGAATAATCGTAGCAAAAATAAACGATTTGAAAAACGGTATTTCAAAGCTAGTTAAAAAATAAGAAATCCCCGAGCTAATGCCAAGGGTTATTGCAAGTGATAAAAGAAGCTTCTTAACCATACTAGATTTTATATTGAAGCAGCAGTTTATCAACTGTTTTAATACTCTTCAATACACCATTTAATAACTTAACTGCATGACTGGCTCTGGATAATAATTTAGGGTTTTTACGAATAACTGGGTTACCCATAGATGCCTGAATATTAGATTTTAAATCCATAACCATATTATACATCTCTAATGACTTAGTATCAGAGTTAATTAGAGGAGCAGGTGATTGCTTAGGTGCTCTAATAATATTTGGATATTGATTTGTGAAATAGTTTAATAAGTCTTGTAAGGTGTGTGTGGGTGGCTTGAGATCTCGAGCAGCGATATTGGCATTGTATTTGTTATAATACATATCCATATCCTCGAATAAAAGTCGTTTCATAACATAAATATTTATAGCTATGAAAGCATTTAATCACAGAGTTTTTCATCTGTTAGAGCAAGACGAACCTGAAAATCCAGAGTTAGAAGTAAACCTAAATGAAATTGGGGACGAAGAAGCCTTTGCTGCTTCATTGGACGATGGTACAAATCCTGAAGATTTTGATACAAACACTCCAACAGGTGCACCTGCTGTATCTCCGGAAGATCAAGTTAGAGAAAAGCAAGTGAAGCAATTGGGGCAATGGATTGAAAAGCTTACCAATTTTACATCATATCTAAACGGTGTTGATAATAACTCTATTCAAAAATTATTGAATGATGCTGGTGAGGGTACATTATTTGCTGAAATCGCAAGAGGTGAGAGAAAGAGAATTGCTAGACTCGCTCAAGAAATGTCTGCTTTGACTGAGTCTTTCAAGGGCTACATGCTCTCAAGCGATGAAGAGTAATTAATAATACCGAGCTTAATATTACCTTTAAGCCTGTCATAACTATTATCGAGAATGAACTTTTCTGGAATTTCGGAAAGGTTCAATTTTTTTGCAATATCATTAAAGTCTTTGAAAATAGTACCATACTCTTTTGGCCACACAAAAACAGTCTCTCCTTGATCAAGCAAGATCTTGCTCTTCTTTCTGCTAGCATTATCTAGCCATTGACTATCAAGTACCCAGATTCGCTTCATAAGAAACAATCTCTTCAATTGCTGACCTTGAAACTCAGTAAAGTTCTTTTTGCTACTCTCTTGAATACCAGCAACAGCTATGCTGTTCTTACTAAAGCAGGCATTAATTGGCCCTTCAAATACAAAGTAATTCTCCTTAGATGCATCTACATTATCAATGTTAAATAAAGACTTCTGTGCACCCATTTTACTAAGATACTTTGGGAAGTGCTTAGTTTTATTCTCAATGATTGTACGTGTTTGATAATATACAATCTTACCTTTATCATAAAACGGGATAACTAAACGATTTTTATGAATAGGGTCTTTAAGAGAGATCCAGAAGTCTTTTGGCTTGTTACAGGCTATATCAAGCTTACGTTCTTTAATGTATTCTAAAGCAGCCTTAATACCTGGTTCGTTTTTAAAGTATTCTACTTGGTTTAGATCGCTAAGATTAATACTATCATCAGGCAGAGCACTTTGCTTTTTTATTGTTTGCTCTTTCTCAGGTTTCTGCTCCTGAGCAGAAACACTATCTTTGAGTAAAAAATCTCTCTCTGATAGTTCTTTGAGAATATCTTTATCAGACAACTTACATACCTCTTTAACCCAGCTATAGGTTGAAAGACTTAAACCACAATTATGGCAACAAATAAGACTCTTTTTAGTAATGAAATAAAGACGTCTTTTCTTGCCCCAAGAGTTACCCTCTCTACAAGTAGGGCAGCCACCCTCATAAACTTGAGTGTGGCGCTTGAACTTTGGGTAACCAGCAAACTGTAAAAACTTTTGTACAGCGTAGTCGTTAGGAAGCACTCTCATTTGGTGGATTGATTGGTTCGCGTGAAACGATACCTCTCTTGAAGAATTCACCAGTAGTAGGGCAGACCCAGATAGCTTCCTTGATACGATAGTTCTTATCGGAAGTTTCTCTGATACGAGGTTGACAATAATCTCCTGTGTATGGAGAAGGGACTTTGACAGGTCTAACAAACGGTTCGTTATTCATATCAAATATTTAGTCGCTTCTTCAAATCTTCTATACACTTAGTGATGTTTTTCTTCTTTTCAAAGGTATTGACCCATATGTTAATGTCTTTCGTGATAGAATCAAGCTCTAAGTAAGAAACAATATCTTTAAAAGACTCCATATCCAATGTGTTATCCTGTAGCTGAGCCATCTGTTCTTTGTAGCAAATCTCCTCTTCAGGGTAATATTGATAACCGTAGAGCAAGTCAGACAGCTTAAGATTAGTATGAACTACTTGTTGCTGATCCTCGGTAAGCATTGAAATACCATTTTCAGCAACTTTCTTTGCCTTTACTTTACCATACCCCTCAACTCCCTTAACATTATCAGAGATATCCCCAAGAACACACTTATAAAGCAAATAATGTTCTTTAGCGATCCCTGCTTCTTTTGCGAAGTTGTTAAGATTAATTTCTTTCTTGCCAGTAGGGAAGAAAACCTTTGTATCCTTATCAACTAACTGCCAAAGATCTTTATCAGTAGAGACAACAACCTTTTCCCCATCGAGCTTGTGACATAGCCAGGCAATTACATCATCTGCTTCCATAACATTAGGATAAATATTCTTAATGTTAAGATTAGAAAGCATTTGCTGAATTAAGTCATCATAATTATGAACTCCTTCAAAAGGGGTATAATTACGGTTGCCTTTGTAATGAACAGAAAGCATCTCCTTGCGAAAGTTAGAAGATGGCCAGGTTAGCTTTTTATCCCAAGCAGCAAAGATACGATCAGGTTCGTATTGCTTAGTGTAAGACTTAATACAGTTTAAAAAAAAGTAGACCCCTCCTACATTTTCTCCTCTACTATTCGTCAGGGTCTTGTTCTTCGACAGCCAAAACGTCCGGTACAGTAGATTGTTGCAATCTAGAATTAGAGTTTTCATTTTTTAGGTAGACGTTTTTGCAGTCTATATAGATATTATATGGAAGTCTTTCAACAAAGTCAACTATTTTCTCATTTACTCCAGAAAGCAACTTCTCTCTAGGTACATAAAAAACTTTAACTCCGTCAGAATCAGGGGTGAGATTAAACATAGTATAATTGCCTTGGTTTTCACCTACAATTACATAATAATCTCCTTTATACTTTCCTCCATTTATGAAGTAAAGATTACCCTCATAGTCATTATTGTATGACTTGCTTCTATATAAATTCTTAAGTTTATTAAGCATTGTCTCTCAATGAAATGATACTTTTGGTAATTGCTTCCTCTTCTGAATCGAATTCAAAGCCAAACTCTTTTAGCTTAGAACAATCCATGATACAATTTGAACGATTAGCCTTAATAGGCAATTCATCATAGCTGATAAACTTCCAACTAGGGTTATCATAATTATGTTTGCGGTAAATCTCTACAACCTGGTCAGTCCTAAGAGGGTAAGGGTTACAAACATTAAGAGTGTACTTTGGAACTCTCTCATTATTAGTCTCAAGAAGCTTTTTAACAATTTCTACAAACCCTGGTATATGAGTCTTTGAATTAACCTCGTTTAGAAGGTTGCTATACTTACGAATCTTCAATAGATAGTTACGATCTGTGTGTTCACCACAAAACGGCATTCTAATACGTAGAATCTTAACATTGCTGAACTGAGCTAATGCCAATTCAGCAGCATGCTTAGTCTTAGAATAAAAAGAACTCTTTTCATTAAACACACCGAAATCTGGTACATGAGTCTCGTTATATGTAAAATCATAACCAGAGTAAATGCAACCTGAAGAAATATGATACAAACTAGCCCTATACTCTTCACAAAGCTTTGCCATTAAAATAGGCAATTGAACATTGAGCTTGTAGGTTTCTTCTTTATTGAGTTCGCAGGCATCTACATTTGGTCGTCCTGTAAATCCCACACAGTTAACAACAAAGTCTGGTTCACATGCTTCAAAAAACTCACGCAGAGCTGTTTCATTTGTATAGTCTAGCTTCTTTCTATCAATTAAAAAAGATTCAAGCTTGTAGGATTTTTGGAGTTCTTTAAAGAGGTTGGAACCAACATAGCCCCCACCGAAGATGGCCACACCAGGTGTATGCATATAAAATTATATACTAGATTTTTTTAATGTTCAAGTCTTGACCCATCATAACTTTCGTTAAAAGAGTCTTGAGAGCATCAGCATCTTTTTGTGTCTTATTATTACAAATTACAAATGGTACATTATCTAAATCGTAACCTATAACCATGTAATTTGATAGCACTTGATCTAAAAAATTTACAGTCATTTTGCAGTTTTTTTCAAAAGGGCTATCTGGCTCTTCCAAGAAAGCTGATGCTATACGTTGTTGTAATTCTTTTCTCGATTTTTCGTCCATATACCTGTAATACCTTTCTCGTTTAAGAAGTTAAGAATAACTTCAAAGCTATCAGTATTTATGCCAAAGTTTTTAGGGAATCTTAAACCACCATCATTTAGCTCAAAGTAAAAGTCACCATAATTCTGTTTGTTTTGAACTAAGGTGACCCAGATAGCCTCGTTTTCTGGATTAACAAGAATAGTCCATTTACGAGGATCGTATATCTTGTACCCATTAAAAATTCTACAAGCAGTATAACCAGAGTCTCTCAGCCTCTTAATAAAGTAGCCTTGAGTTGTTATTTTGTTCTTAGGTTTCTGCCAATCCTGATGCGACATAGATAAGTTCAACGTTATCATTATTTAGCTCAAAAAGCAAAACTCCAAGGTTAGTATTAATCTTTGTTGCTACATTACTAAAACGATTGCATGACACGATACGAATAATTTCAAAGCTAAGAGCCAACGGATTATCAATCTCAGAACCAGAGAACTCAGAAGACAGTACAAGCTCAATAGAGTCTACATTAGACTTGTTCTTATCAGTCAACTCGCTATAAACAATTCCATCACCCGTTCTAATGTATAACTTATCAGTCTCTGAAGCAAAGGTTGAGCTCTTAATCAAGGCTTGAAGATCTTGCCCAGCAATATTAAACTCAGTATCATACTTCAATGCCTTTACCTTTTCAATGTTAATAGCAGGGGTAGATAAAATACCATCTTCAAGAAGATGATACTTAAACTTAATACCCTTTTCATTGTAACTAATGTTGTTAGAGTTAATCTTTAATGATACATACTCTTCTCTAATACAATCAAGAACCTTAATGAGCTTATTAATATCAGGGATGTTTAGCTTATTCTCTTCAAAGATATCATCACTAAACTTCCAGATAGCATTTAGAATAACTGATGCATCTGGAGTAGCTACAAGAGCAGTTAGCTTATCACCCTTGAGATGTAATGAGCAGGAGTTGTTAATTCGAGACAAGGGAGTAAGAAACTTGTCTACAAAATCATTCTTGTTATGAATCGGAATAGTCATCTTTGAACGTAATTTTAATGTCTTTCATTTTCTTTTGCAACAACTTTTCCAAGCTCTTATCGAGAGTTGTTTGCAGACGTTCTTGACCACTAACACAAGAATCAAGCAAACGCTCAACTCTAAGCAACTTCTCTATCAACAATGAAATTTGAGTCTCTGAAATATTAGAAGCTACACCAGCAAAGACTTGAGGCGCCTGTTGTGCTGGTTGCGGCTGCATCATTTGTAGTGGAGGTGGTTGCTGTTGAGGTGGTTGCTGTTGAGGTGGTTGCTGTTGAGGTGGTTGCTGTTGAGGTGGTTGTGGTGCTCGCATGCGATAGTTTGCGGATGCAGGGGGCACTCCATTAACCTGCATCCTTGGTAAAAAATTTTGGCGAATAAGTTCTTGAGGTTCAAATTGCAATCCTTTCATGTTTGGACTTGAGCCTAAAGCCAACTTATCAAGAGCCTTTAGCTCACTAGCTGCTTGTCCAGCCAAATGGGCTATTGCATAAATTGCTTCTTGATCCATTGGTTCGTCATGTCCTTGATTCATACGATATTTTATGAGATAGTTTACAGATAGCCACAAAAAAACGGCAGAGCCTTTTGAGCTCTGCCGTTGCGACAACTAACTATGTTAACTCAAACCCTTGAGCAACTCAGCAACCTTAGCATCATCCAATCCATCTGCATCATCTTCGTCAGCAGCCTCAGGCTCAACTGGCTTAGGCAACGTACGACCAGCAGACTTCTTAGACTCAACAAACGGACTTTCATCACTATCAGACTCAGCTTTAGAAGCCGGAGCTGCAGAAGACTCACACAAGAAATGCTTTTCGAAAGCGCTCTTGAGCTCATCATAAGACTGAACACGGAACACAGTATCAAGATCGTGAATAGAGTTATAAACAGCCTCGATCTTCTTGTTATCACTACCAAGCGCTGGCACTTCACCAGGCACAGAGAAGCGAGAAGAGACAAAAGTCGGGAAGTCGCCTTGCTTCTCAGCCTTGATCTTGAACGAACAACCAGACCCACTCAAGTCAAAGATACGAGCACCGTACTGATCAGCATCTTCACCGTTCATAGCCTCATCAATAATCTTTTGAATCTGACGACCATATCGAAGCATCTTCACTTTACCATTATTCTCAGGTTCATTGGTATCGTTAATAACATAAACGTTAACTAACCAATTCTCACGACGCAAGAGCTTCTCAGCCTTGGCCTTCTCTTCAGCAGTACCATGCTTTAAGCACTTCAAACGACCTTCAGCAATCGGGTCGCGCTCACCCCAAGTAGAAGGAGAGATAAACTGAACATACTCACCAGTAGCATAAGACTCCCAACCAAAGTTGTAATAGTGGAAGAAGGTCTTCTTCGGTTCTTGAATGTTAGGAATAAGCCTCACGGTGTAAGTATGACCAGGAGGTGTACGGAGAATATCACGGAGACCGGACTTAGCCTTGGACTTGTTCAACTCTTCCTTAATCGACTCAAACATTGATTTATTAAATGTACTCATATTTTGTTTTTATTATATTTCTATTTTTAGTTTTTTCTAGCTTTTTGTTTCTATTATTTTCAAGCCTGATCTACAGACCTGTTTGCACTTCTCAGACATCACAAATTTCCGTCTAAGTTGTGCGAAATCATTATACAGACTCCCAAAGATGAATTCAAGCAAATCCGCAGGAATCTGAAAGAATTTATTCTCGAAGTCTTCAAAGGCAAATAACGCGTAGACGTTAATGTCTCTATTTTTTAAATGAACAGCAAAGGCAGGCAAGAGCGAATTCTCCTCTTTAAGGTTCAAATACTCTTCTACAGAGCAGCCTTTGTCCTTACAATATTTATAGATAAACAGCAGAGATTCTTTACACTTTTTCAGATTTTCTTCTGAATCTGCATCGACGTTTTCTTTCTTTTTCATGTGCATAGTATACACAGAACGAGCTTTTTGGCTCAGATAAAATTGAAGATCGTAGTAGGTATTCTCATCGTTTACATAGATGGAATATGGAGCCAAGAAATAATCGTTAATATCGATATTTGGAAAGCGATCAAAGAAATATGCAAGTTTTTTAATAGCAGAATACTTTTCATCCTGCTCAAAGTTCTCGAAATCTTGGCGAAGTTTAAATGGTTTGTTCTGCTTTTTTCGCAATATGGCTAGAAAAGTATTATAAATTCTCTTTTCTGTAGACGTTATCATAGTGCATTTTTAAGAATCGTTTTATGTATTTAGATTTATAAATGTTAGGATCACACTCTAAAAAGAATCTAATGCACTCATAATCATTTTCAAAACTGCATAGATTCTTGAATAGTCTGATTAACTTTTTTTCTTGAAGTAGTATAATGAGAATGTTAGCATAGTTCAATCGTTTATTTTTAAGCATGCACACAAAAGAACATGCTTTGTAGAAATTGTTTCTAGTCTCGATTGAACATATGCTATCGTATGGTTGAATCATATTTGGCTTTTGTGGCGCTTTAACAGTTTTGTAAATTCTACAAACTTTTCTGTTAGGCTACCACTAGCGGCATACTCATACCCATCACCATCACAGAGAGTTTTAGCTAGGTTATTTAGCTTCACATCACAAACTTTGCTACGTCTAAAATATACCTTACCAGACCCCATGCTAACTACAGCTACAACATCTGCATTATATTCGTTAAAAATATGATCTGAAACCTCTTGGAAACAATCTTCAGCAAAAGTAGCATAAAAAACATACTTTTTGTTCTTGAATGGTAACATAGTGTTGTACAAGGCAAGAGAATCAATAATAGTTTCACACTTTTTCTGGAAGTATTGAATTTGTCTCAATTGGTAGTCATTGAATTGAAAGAATCCTTTATTAAAATTTTGATAAAAGTTAAAAACTCTTTCAAAGGACTTTGAGTTCCAATACAACGTTTCTAGTTGTTTAGATTGCTTCAAAGCATAGGTTTTACTAACTGCATCATCAATTAATACAATTAAAAGCTTTTGATGCTCTGTTGGCTTAATATCAGGATACAGCTTCTTGAAAATATTAAAGGCTAGTCTAGTAGAAGACCCATCAATCTTAGTCAAGGCTGTTGCGAGCTTAAACTTGTAGTTGAGCTCAACCATTTTCTTATGAGCTGTAATAATGACTACATTCTTACAGTCAATGTATGTTTCAAATCCAGAAACATCTAAACCAATTATAGTTATTCGTTTAAAGTCAGGCAAAGAGTGGCGATCAAAGAACCCTTTGATCATACTTTCAGCTTTCTTTTGTGTTACAAAAAATACTTCAGGCGCATCTTTATGAAACCAGCTGTAAGCAGTATAACAGCCAGCTCCGTCTAAATCTTGATTAATAATTAGCAGTTCGTTTTTCATGTCATTTCTTCAGATAGCGCTTTGAGCGCTTCCGAGGTATTTACAATCTCTTCATCTGCATTCAATGTATTATCCTCTTCAAGAGTAAGAGTTGGGTAGTTAATTTTCATGTTGATTGTACCATAGTTAGGACCATAACGGTTCTTCAACAAACTCATTTTAATAACACCAAGCTCTTTATCTTCATCGAGCTGCCACAAACCAATCACACAATCAGCAGTAGCAGCAGTACCAATACTTTCACTAATAGACTCTAGTCCAGGGTTCTCTTGATTGTAACCACTACGATTCAACTGAGTCGCTGTAATGATTGGACAATTAAAAACATAGCTCATTGCACGTACTTGCTCTGAAGTATACTTGACTCGCTCATAAGAGTTATCACCCTTCGGAGCATTAAGTAGATTCAAATAGTCAATAACAATAGCATCGAACTTATACCCAGACTGTTGCAGCTTCTTAATGAATGCAGTCATTTGAGCTGGAGTAACAGTATTAGGAGGGAACTCCTTAACAAGCAATCGAGAACTCGGCAGATTGAGCTTTTTGTTAGTAACAGTCTGCTTTAGACTGTCAACATTATTTCGCAAGTCATTAAATGGAATCTGAGTAATGTTAGAGGAAATACGTTTACAGTAAGCCATCTCAGACATTTCAAGAGATAAAATAATAACACTCTTATTTTGATTCGCAATATTAACAGCCAAATTCTGCAAGAAGATACTCTTACCAACGTTAGTTTCACCTGCGAAGACATAGATCGCTCTACCATCTTGCAAGAAACCACCACCGAGCTTCTTATCAAGCCACTCCCAACCAGTCTTAATATGATTGTCTACCTTGACTAGATCTTTACAATGCTTATCAATATCAACAAAATAATCATGACCTTTCTCGTTGTTAAGCGAGATAGAACAAGCATGCTCAAACTTATCTAATACAATATTTGTATCAATAACTTCTGCCTTGGTACACATGTCTGTAACCTCGAGCATTGTATTAAACACAGTCTTCTCTTTGATAAACCTTTCAGTATTCTCAAGAAGCTCTTGTTTGTTATTCGATTTTTCAAGAGTCTTGAATTGCTCAACAAGTCTCTTGAAAGAGTTCTTGAGCTCATCGGTTACAAGATAAGTCTTAACTTCAGTAAGAGTTGGTACATTAGAGCGCTTGTTAAAGTACTCCTTAATAATCTCTACAATGTTCTGAACATCTTTACTATTAAAGAGATCTGGTTTCAGGTACTCAACTACAGTACCCATATAAGTCTCATCAGTAAGACAGTTAAATAGAATAACGTACTCAAAGAAGTCGCTATCTATCTTGCTCGTTTTTGATTTCTTTTCCATTAGTATTTGTTAAAGTATTCTTTAAAGTAAGCGTCGCTCTTCTTAAACTCCTCACTAAATCCATTTAGACCAGGCGATTCGTGGGTCACGTAAATTGGAGCAGTACCTAGCTTCAGCTTGAGTTTATTAGCTTCTAAGCAGAATAGCAAGTCGTAATGGTGAAACTTTACATTTTCGTCCCAATTAATATTTTTTGTAGTCTTAGTATTAACAGCCAAGAAAAGACCATCCAATAGCAGACAACGCTTACTAAAAGGGCCAAATGAAGTTACAAACTCTTTTCCAAAATTATCAAAGTGTGAAACTGCACCACTAAAGGTCTTTGGGTCGCACATCATATGCCACAAGCCATAGCTCTTAAGACTAATATCAGCTCCACCAGCCAACCCAACAACATCGAATTGAGCAAAGGCAACCTGAAGCTTCTCAATCAAGAATGCATCAGTAATAAACACATCATCATGCAAGAAGATAATAGCATCGTATTGATCATAATACTTCTTAGCCTTATTATATTGAATACTGAGACTATCAGTATTTTCAGTCCAGACAATTAAATCAGCCCCGTAACGAAGATTCTTAAACTTATAATTAAGTTCAAGAGGTTCGTTAAGAGAGGCTTTCTTTTGCTTATAAGGTAACTTATTGCCCATACCAAGACATTTAATCAATGGAGAGAACTTAAGAAATGCATCTACGTTCTGTTTAGTACAAGTATAAAATAGAATTTTCATATAAAAAATGGAGAATTACAAATAAAGTTATTGTGAAGGATAATCTTGTTATTAACAATCTCTCCTACTCTACCTTCTTGAAAAGGTAAAGCTTTTTCGAATTTAGTAGAAGATATGTTGCCGTCTTGATCATAGAACAATGTAGAACCTGATCGAATGAGAAATACTCGATTAGATCTATCATCTATAATATAACAAGCAAAAGTACCTTTGAGCAACTCAGCAACACGGTTAATAATGTCTTGAGGTTGATCAGAGTTCTTTTTATAATAAAAATAACCAATTAAAGCAGGAATGATACTAGAGTCAACTTTAATGTCTTCGAACTTAATAAAAAACTCTTTACATAGCTCTTCCACATTGGTAATAATACCATTGTGAGCTACATAAAAGCGATTCCAATAAAACGGGTGAGCTAGTTCAGAGTTAAATTCTTGATTAACTGTAGTCGGAGCCTGGCAATGGCCAAGATAATACTTACTAGGTTTCAACCTATTTACATCGAATGCACCAGCGCTCTTGTAACAATCAATCCAGCCACCTTCAGTAATAGTTAAATAGCTAGAAGCTGATACCCCTCTAGGTTTATTTAACTCGTATAGTTTAACAAATTTTTCTTTACAAGAAGAACCAAATATTGCACACATATTAGATAAATTTAATCACTCGGCTGTATTCAATAGGGTCAACCATCATATAATCCATAAAGCCTTTGATACGACTAGAGCAGGCCGGGCAATACCCACAGGCTTGTTCTTTACCTTCATAACAAGTCCAGGTACTCTTAAAGTCAACCCCACGCTCATCACCCAACTTGATAATATCTTTCTTATCAAGCTTAATCAATGGGGTAATAATAGAAAGTTTAGTCTTGCGATTGAGACCAATAACAGAAGCAAGATTCAAATAAAACTCATTACTAGAATCCCAATAACCAGCCTGAGAATCAACAAGAGCGCTACCATAGTAAACATCTCGAGCACCATGAGCCTCTGCAAAAGAGCAAAGAATCGATAGCATCATTAGATTACGAAACGGTACATAATTAACTGGTTGTGGATCACCGAGAACATCTTTAGTCTGAGCAACAGCAATACTATAATTTGTAATTGAAGAGCTAATAGCAATCTCACCGAAGAAGCTTAGATCAATGGTTCGGTGATAGATATTAATTTCTGGATATTTTTCCTTTAAAGTGTTAACAGATTTAGTCGCACAAGCCAGCTCCTTCGTAGCATGACGCTGACCGTAATAAAAACTAATTGCGAAGATATCTGAATAAGTCTTAGATGCAGCAGCATCATAAAGCATGACAGTTGAATCAATGCCACCACTAACAGGAATTACACATTTACTCATACACAGAGTATATATGAAAACAAAATTAAGGGCAACAAGATTTTACTTTGTTGCCCCTTTTCGTTAAACTTACTTACCCTTCTTGGGGGTTTCCTTCTTGGGGGGTTCCTTAGTCTTGGGGGTTTCCTTAGTCTTGGCCATTTTCTTCACCTCCTTCTTCATCAGGCAACTCATCATTATAATTCGATGCTAGCATCTGAGCTGGAGTTACCGTATTTGTATTTTTTCTGAATTATCTTTTCTACTTCTGGTATGATTTTATTGTCCCAGAAATTTTTGTCCTCCTTAAATTTGCTATAGTAACCTAACTTGGTTCCATCTGGCAAAGTATACGTACTCCCAGTTTGGATAATAACACCATGGTTAACAGCCATATTAAGAATACCAGCATACTTATCAAGGCCAGTCAGGAAGTTCAGATACATTTCTGCTTCAAGATAAGGAGGCACAAATCTGTTTTTAACAGTAAGAGCTCTGAGAGTAACACCACTATAGTTTTTAGCCTCAGGAAGCATCTTATCGTTTTCGTTTTTATCGTCCTGCTTTTCAGAACGGCTGGCTAATTGCACAAGCAAACTAGCCATGTAAATCGGACCAGAGCCACCAGACTGCTTCTTTACAAGAGTTGGATACATAGCGGCAGGGTCATCGTAAGTATGGTTACTGAATAGAATAGTAGTACCAGAACGAGCAGCCTTGTAAGTCAAAGTTCTTAGCATTGACTTCAATTGCTTGGCTCTTAAACCCATGTCACCAGCTGACTTACCAGCCTCAGCGTCATTGAGTTCTTTCTGTGCAGACAAGTTACCTAGCGAATCAATGCTAATAATAAACTTGCCCTTTAAACTAGGATTCTTCTCAATACCATCGAGTAGAGCAAAGATCTGATTGCGGCAATTTTCAACAGTATCAACAGGTACATGCTTAGTCTTTTTAGGATCAAGACCAACATTTTCTGCGCCACGACTCTCAACAGCAATTTCAGTATCGAAAATGACTGGAATCATTCCCTTCTTCTGGGCATTGCCTAGAATCTTGTTGATAATATAGGTCTTACCTGTCTGGGATGGTCCAATGAACCCTGTGATTCGGCCCTTTGGAATACCTCCAGTTAGGAGAGAACCTGACATAATGGCGTTAAGTACATAACAGCCTGTATCGATAAATTCACTAACTTCAGAAAGCGTTTGTTCTGAAAGATAGTTTGCTTCAGGATTAATTTTGTTTAATGCTTCAAATACGTTATCAATTGCTTTTTGCGTTTCTTTACTCATATTTCTATTATATTGTTTTCTATTTGTTATTCAAATAGTTTAACAACTTTAGCGGCAGTACCTGCAGCAGCAGGAGTTACCTGCTTGTCAGGGGTAATGATCTTGGAGTTGCTAAACATTCTCTCGTACTGGCTGACCAACTTTTCATCCAAGTCGAGTTCTGTTGCCTCCACCACGCTCTTAAAGCTAAACTTCCAAACAGTCTTAGGCTCTTCCTTGTTCTTTAGAAACTCTCCAAAGAAGTAAGGCAACACCTGGACCTGAAGCTGGCCAGAGCTAGGGTTCGGCACAATATTTATGATGGCTGGATTTTTAACGAAGAAATACTTTTCTTCACGTAAAACGAGCTCACCATAGATGTTACGGCCAACGTTGTCAACGAATACAATTAGGTTTTTCTTTTCCATACTCATAATATTTAAAGGCTTTTTTTATGAATTCAAGAGAACAACTCAAACAAATTAGCCTTGAGTTGCTGTCCAGGGGGTGCGAACTTAAAGTCGACAGCTTCATAAAATCTCTCAATAACATTGCTTACAATCTTCTCAAACATCATATCAACATCAGGCTTGAGAAACTCTTTAAACTCTTCTGGGAAGTTGTACTTATAAGCAATTGTTTTAACACCAAACTTATTAGGTTGTTCAACTCGAATAAATCGAATCTTATCACCTGATACAATTGGCTCATACTTGTGCTTCAAGTTAAGCTTATCTAACAACAAGTTATAAAAATAAGCCGACTTAACATGATAAGGCATACCCTTAACAGTCTTAAAGCCTTGACACTTAAATGCATAGTGATCGTAATTAGATACACCCATTACCTGTGCATAGCTCTCAATAGGTAGCTCCTTAAACACAGCATAAGTCTCATTAAACAGCTTGTTAGTCTCCGGATAACTCTTAGTTAATATCAAGGTCTCAATTAACTTCTTGACCAATGGCTTGATCGGATTCGGCATTGTAGATCTCACAACCTCAACTCCAGTATACTTAAACTTGTTACACTTAAGACCTTCGTCATCAAGCTTATGCAATACATAGCGCTTCTTCTGCAAGAATAAGCCAGTATCACAAATAGACTCTCGCTTGAACTTAAACCAAGGGTCTTTAGAGTTTAGGCAGTTCTTAGCCCAATCAACAATCTCTTTATTCAAGACAGATTCAATATCATTTACAATATTGTATATCTCAGCTGAGATTTCTTTACCGTTAAAAAAATTAATCTTATTACGTTTAACGATTTCTTTAATTGTAATATACACCGAGTCAGTATCGTTATAGATAACTGGATCAAACTTCTCAATCTCTTGATCAGTCATACCGGTTTTATCCTTAATATACTTTCTAAGAATCTCATTACTCTTCTTAATAACCCCTTGACCAGTAAGAGTAATTGAACGAGCAATATCAGGATCACCCATTGGTGAACTCTTGTTACCAAAGTAACCGTAAATACGATTAATCAAAATCTTATAAGTAAGTTGCTGAATCCAAAGACGTTCAACCTCAATACTAAGCTTCTTATAATCTTCAGAATTCTTATCAAACTTAGATTGTTGAGCCCGAGTCTTGTCCCATTGCTTCTTATAGTCTTGACGAACTCGCCAAAACCTCTCAGTAATAGTTGGAAAGATACCTTTCTTATTCTGCAAGAATAGTTTATCAGCCTTAGTAATAGCAATACCTTCTTTCTGACAGAAAGCCAAGAACTTAGTTGGAGTCAACTTATATTCACTATTGTTAACATCCCTTACAACAACGTAATCTTTGTTCTTAGATACAATACTACCGAACTTAGTCTCTGGCGAGAGATTAAGTGAAATCATGACTGAAGGGTACAGCGAGTTAGCATCGAAAGATACAACATAATCTTGAAAACCCTTTTGAGGGTCACTTACATATGCCCCTTCGTACTTCTCAGCTCGTTCATCATCAGTTCTTACAAATGTCGGAATAACAACGTTGTTCTTACGAGCCTCAATGATAGCTGCACCAGTTACAGTCGAAATAGTACCAAGGGCATTCTCAAGAGGAGTAAGTCCAACGAATGCTAAAGTACGAAGTAGCTTAACATACATCTTAGCCTGATCGAGCTTAACAAGCAGCTTAACGTCTTGAACGTTATAATCAATAAATAGCTCCCAGTTCTTCTCAGCCAAAGATGCAAGATTAGACTCACCATAGTCAATCTTAGCCTCGCCTAATTCAAGCTGAGCAATAGCATTCAACTTATAACTCTCACGAGGTTGCTGAGTAAATGTCTTATACAACTCAATATAGTCTACGCAAGAAATACCTTCAATACCCCACTTAGTCTGAAGCTTTCCAAATGCAGTTCTAATCTCACGAGCGCGAAGACGTCCAACAGGAGACAAGCGCTTAGGTTCTTCTTCATCGAAGAGCAAAGCCAAACGATTGATCAAGTAAGGCAAGTCAAAAAACTCTGAGTTCCAACCAGAGATAATATCAGGATAATCTAGAGCCTCAAAGTCAAGAAACTTCTTGAACATGTCTCGTTCATCAGTACACAAAAAGTATTCATGGTCAGCAGACTTAGAGGTATACTCTTTATAACCCCAAGAGAAGTATTTCTCTTTAAGAGTATCATAAATCGTAATTACATTAACAGGATGAGCTGCCTTAGAAGCCTCAGGGAATTCGTCTGGGGAGTACACCTCGATATCAAGAAACCAGGTCTTGAGAGGCATTTCAACTGGATTAATATTATTCCAGTTCTTCCAATAGTAGTCGACTAAGAATTGGTGCTCAACACGAAGATTTTCATAAACTCGTATAACTCCTCGATCTTCTCCACCCTTTGAGCGAATAGAAGTATTACGATCATACTCAGTATCAAAGCTAACCTTTTCAAGCTTAGTATTATAGATGCTCGTGTGAGTCGATCGCCCACTAGTTGTTTCACGATAATAATAGGGACGAACGGTATGTTCTGTGACAATCCGTTTACCGTTTTCGTCCCACGTGAAATGATAGACAACACCTTCTCCATTTTGCTGTCGATATGCTACGTTTCTATACATTGTATCATGATGATACGCTAGCCCTCGCAGGAACGCAAGCTATTCCGTTGAATTCATTTAGAAGCTTTCTTTCAGCAGCTCCGTACTTGTAATGATACATTTCTTTCCACTTGCCTAAATTTTCAGGGTTCTCAAGAAAGCGTCTTTCAGAACGAGCCCTATGCTTTCTAGAAGACTTCATATAATCATCTTTATGCTTCAAAACTTTTCTAATTTGATCAACTAAATCATCACCAGTCTTAAATTTAAAGTCTGCATCTTTGTAGGTAACCAAATCTTGGCAAATAACTGGGGCGCCAAAGGCTCCAGCTTCAATGAGCTTAATATCGCTCTTGCCTTGATTAAAGACATTATCCTGCAAAGGAGCAATCATTAATTGCGCATTAAGACTAGCAATTTTATCAGGGAAGTCATACAGCTTAGTCCAATTGTGAAATTCAATCTTGCCAGACTTGTAGAGATCAACAAGAGGTATTGGCAAGGCTCCAAAAAAGACCCATTGAAATTCGTTTATTGTTTTTCTAACAATCTCATTGACATGATAGAAGTCGTCTTTGTATTTGCAACGACCTTCAACATCAATGTGAGCACCAGAACCTGCATAAAGGATACGAGGCTTTTTGCGGTTCTTGTCGAAGTTTTGACTAATTTTCTTTTCATCATAGTGATTACCAATCCACCAGCGAGGTGGGTAATTTGGAATAACAGTTACATTCTTATTACCAGTCTTATCAGCATAATAGTCTCCAATGAACTTATTAGTAGTTGTGATCTCATTACAGGTCTGCATGATCTTAGTACAGAATTCTGCGATCTTAGGGTCGCTAAAGCCTGGCTTAAATTTATTATACTCTGGAATATCAGAATAGAACATAATGTCATCAATCTCATATGCGAGATTAAATCCAAACTTATCTCTCATTTTCTCAAGATAAGTAACATATTTGTATTGATTCTCAGTAGCCTGTCTTTGGATACGAACTGTCTTCAAGGTGCTAAAGAAAAGCTCGTCATGAATCATTTGGCATGAATTCATAATTACAGATTCAACTCTTGAATTAAGTTGATCTGCTGGCCAAAATAATCTCCAAAAACCACAACCAGAATGATCTGCCAAAAAGTTTACACTCTTAGGCAATTGAGTTTCAGCCTGAACTAGGTCTTTTCTTGGTTGCTTTGTTTCATATTCAATAAGAGCGTTGTTTGCAATCATTGGTGGCATACCAATATTAGGGCGACCAAGAACATTAAAACCAGGGCGTATCATTTGCTTTATTTACAGTTACAGACCAGTAAATTCCATACGTTGAGTAATACCATTATACTTCTCAAGATAAATAATCTCTCCAGTAGCAGCCTTGATAGATTCCTTACGATGTGAAATAATATAGCAACACTCGCTATACAGGTCAGAGCGGTCTTTTAGTACGTCTAGCACCAACTCTACACCTTTCTCATCAAACGAGGAGTCTAGCAGTTCATCGAACAAGCAAACATTATATGCTACATCCCCTTGCAGGCGTCTAATATCCATAAACGCAAACAAACAAGCCAAGTCAATAGTCTTCTTTTCAGCTCCAGAGAAATTGTTATAGCTACACTCAATGCCCTTATCATTGATAATCTTCTCTTCGAAGTATTCGTCAAAGGTAAGAACACAGTTAGAGTCTAGCTTGCTCAAGTAATAAGCAATCTTGTTGTTAAACAATTGCAAGATCTTCTTGATAATATAAGACTTAACACCTTCTTCAGAGACAACAAACTTGACGTTATCGAGAACCTTGGAAAGATTCTTAATAGTCTCAATCTTAGTCTCGCTTTCAGTTATGCTGCTCTTAGATTCAGTCAAGATTTTCTTGTAAGTATTCTCTTGCTTAGATACTACATCAATGTCATCATCCAAAGTAGTGAGCCAGCCTTTGAGCTGTTCTTTACGCTCTAAGTTATTCTTGTATTTGACTAGCTCTAGTTCTGCGTCTTTAAGCTTCTGGTTAAGGTCTTTAATTTGACTGCATATAAAAGCCTTTACAGCATCAAACTTTTGGTTATCTGCTTCGATTTTTTGTTTGTCCTGTTTCTTTTGATTAATCTCATCAAGAGTTTTTTTCTTTTCTAAATCGATATGCTCTCTATCATGATCAAGAATAGATCTTGCGCAAACAGGACACTTATCCTCTTTTGTACCAATAGTCTTATAACGATGGTTCAAATGAGTAATTTCAGTCTCAACTTGAGATCTTTTAGTAAAGAACTCATTAATTTTAGTATCTGTTTTCTTTAAGTTCTCATTAGCAATAACAATCTTATCCTTAATAGGATCAATTGAGACGTCTTTAAACTCTCTCAAATAGTCTTCAATAACAGCCAATTCAGCATTGTTGTTCTTCTTTCTATTAAGATATTTCTGAAGTCGATTGCGGCGATCTTCTTCAAAGGAATCACTTTGAGAGTTAAGACTATTATAATTAGACTGCAAAGTACTTAACCGGGTAAACTCTGTATTGTAAGAGTTCTTAACTTCGTTAATGTCAGCCTTGAGTCTATCAGACATTCTAGAGAATACTTCTAGATTAAAGATACTTTCGATAAACTTACGCTTTTCTCCTTTCTTTTTACCCATGAAAGGTATAGTGTTATTGATAGTCAATGTAACACAGTTCTGAAAAATATCAGCATTAGTAGAAAGAAGAGACTCAATATAGGTATTGGTGTTGGCAATACTATCGCGAGTCTTATCTTCACCGTTAATCTTGAGATAAACCTTAGCCGGATTCAGAGTACGCTCAACATATATCTCAGTTGTAACGTTATTAGAGACAATCTCAAATTCGAGAGCCACTTTGACCTTACCATCCGTGATATTATTCTTAATATACTTTGTATTGATCTCGCGAAGAGTGTTTCCAAAGATAGCAAAGTGAAGAGCATCAGCAACAGTCGATTTACCGACTCCGTTGCGACGATCTTCTTTATCTTTATTAGTGCCAGTAATAATGTTGAGACCTGGCTTAAAAGTAAGCTCAACAGGTTTCTCACCTACAGACAAAAAGTTCTTAATGGTGAGATTTTTAAAATTGACGTGCTTCATTTACTTTTCTGGTAAAGTTCCAAAGTGTAATCAATTATATTCTTTTTATTCTCAATATCCAGCTTATTAATGAACTCTTTTATTGCGTCTGCAACATCGACACTTGCGAAGTCAACATCACTCACTATTTTTTGAACAGCTGTATTGTACTTGTAATCAATTGTTAAATTGTTAGGGCTAGCTGTATTAACGGTTTTAATTAATTCTTCAACCTCTTCTGGTTCATAATTGGTATCAACTATGATCTTAATAAAGTTGTTCTTGACTAACTTTTTGTTGAGAACAACACTATTATTTTTTACTTCGGAAAGGCTAACTTTAATATGAACAGGAGATACATCGTTTTGAACAAAATCCATTTGATTGTTCTCGATGTTGAGAATAGTAAAGCCTCTTGAGCCAGAATCTCCAAAATCCATATGATATGGAGAGCCAAGATAAACAATCTTTCCAGTGCTATACTCTCTTTCTTGACGGGTATGGAAGTGGCCAGAGATAACCAAAGGAGCTTTTGATAGCAAGTTCTCGCTAGTCATACCGTGCTCACAAATTTTAATTTCGTTGAGTTTAAAGGTAGCTATTTCAAAATGACCAAAAATAATATCGCTAGCGATCATTTCGGTCATATCTGTACCCCAAGGAGCAAATGTAAGCTTTTTACCAAAGAAAATTTCAGTAGTAGGCTTATCAAGCACTGTAATATTTTTATGTCCTTTTAAAATAGACAAAGAATGCACTGAAGAGTTATTTTTAAAGTAACAATCATGATTGCCTGGAATCATAATTATGTTGAACTCTTTGAGAAGGTTTAAAAAATCCGAAGTAGCCTGTATGGTGTTTACTGCGATCTCATCTCTATAATGCAAGAGATCCCCACAAAAAATAATGTCTTTAATGTCTCGTTCTTTTAGACTCTTCTTCAACCATTTACCAAACTCGATAGCAATATTGTGCCATTGCGAAGAATTCTGATGGACACCAAGGTGTAAATCACTAAAACAACATACTTTAGAATTTTTCAAAGTCATACTAAGCTTGGTTATAATTATCTTCCCTATCAGGATCGATATAGACACAATCACCATTAGGTAGCGATTGCATAACCTCTCTAAACTGTGCTTCTTGGTAAAGGGCTATAGTGTCTTTCTCTTTCTTTTCTTTTTTAATTCTAGTGATAAATGCATGAAATGCAATGGTTGTAAAGTAACTAAATGGGTTATAATTGTACCCGTTCTTATCCTTGGTCTTTACGTTAAACTTCTTATTCTTTAAGGCTGTATACATCTTTACGACAGCATCTCCAACCATATCATCTCGGTAAGAATAATTAATAAAATTAGGAGCATAAGAAAGACCTTTTGCGATTTTATAAATTGATTCAGCCAAATAGTCGTTTACTTCTCCTTTCTTGTAATAATCTTTAATTTGCCTATAGAACTCTTTAGGATCTACATAAAATTGTTCTTTGGGTGGCTTTGAGGATGGATCCATTACAAAGGTTTCTTGTTTCTTGAGTTTAGGTAAATTATTTTTCATGGCAGTTAGTAAAGGAGTGTGGTATTTTTTCTTGATTGTAAAGCTGCTTTCTTTTTTGATAATGCTGCATACCATACTTTAGGTTGTCAGCAATATCAATAATGATAAGCTCTTTCTTATCTTCGTGTAATCGTAACCCACGACCTATTGATTGTACTATCTTTACTTTTGCTTTTCCACCACCAGCAAAGATTAAATAGTGAAGATTTTTGATATTAATACCCGTAGAAAATATTTTAGAGATAGCAATAACACAAATATTAGTTTGCTGCTCTATTAATGTCTGAACCCTCTTACGTTCTTCTACTTCTACTTCGCCTCTAATGAAATAGACCTCTTTGGTTGTAGAGCTTGTTGTAATTTTATCATATATAGCTTGACCATGATCAATTAAGTCTACAAGAACAAGAGAGTTATTATCAAACTTGTTAACTAGGTGATTAATAATACCATTGCGAAAGTCGTTTGTTAGCAAGAACTTCAGCTCGGCAATATACTCATCAGCTGGTGTACTGTCTTTAGTTCTTTCAAATTGAGGGTCAGTTTTATAATTAAGAACGAGAGCGGTTACCTTGGCTGGAGTAACATAGCTTTCAGCCTTAAGTTCGTGAGACATCTTAGAGTAGATTCTATCACCAAACTTGGCAAAAATGTTCCATTGATCTAATACTTCTTCAGGCAAAGTTCCAGTAAAGCCAAACTTATGAATAGTATAGATCTTTTTAATTATATCATTGATCTTGTTACCGCGTCTAACTTTGTGAACCTCATCAACAATGAGAAGATCAACATTTTCTGTCCACTCAGTATCAGAATTCTCAGATTGTAATATACCCATGTTAGCTATAATTACATTGGTACTTAAATCAAGCTCTGAATTACCTGTCCAGGTGCTGTAGGTAAAGCTAACATTATAGTCTTTAAAATCGTTAAATGATTGATTGACTAGACCTAAATCTGGAACAATGAGCAGGCATTTAAAGTTTTTATTTTGGTGATAGATGTTTTCTAAGATAGAAGACATAATAAGAGTCTTGCCACCAGCAGTAGCGAGCTCAATAATACCAAAACCAAATTTTAAAGCTGCATGAACAACCTCAATTTGATAATCACGCAAATCAAGACGCAATTTCTTATCAAGACATTCTAACTTTAGCTTGGGTGAGAATAGCTTTTTAAAGCTCTCTGTTAAAACTATTTCAGTCGTATCTTCACTAGTTTGGGCGTACTTTTGCAGAACAGTATAAAAATGAGGTTCTATTCTCCCTGTAGGTGTAATAACATATGTTCTCTCTGGCGCAAAGAAACCTCTTTTGCGAGCAAAAACAGCAGACTTATTCTTTACAGAGAAGTGTTCTCTTACTGCTTTAAAGTCTCCGCTTAAAGAGGCAGTATTGCGTCTGTTATCAACATCAATTGTTAAGGTCGTCATGTAGTTTCTAGTTTCATTATCTCGACGATGTTCTTTATATCATAAGTTATTGACAATAGAACTTTCTCTACTTTTTCGAGATATTCAATTATAAGCGTATTATAATATATTTGATTGTTTAAGTCCACAATCTTTTCATTGCTATCCATTGCTTTTTCTACTTTTGAAAAGTCTAAACTAACTGGTGAGGCTTTTGCAGCAGCATGTGCTAATTCAGCACGCAGTTTCTCTTTTTGAGTCTTTAACTTGTTAGCATAGATTTTATGTCTGATAAGTCTACCTACAAACAAATGCTTAAATGCTGGTAGCTGTAACTGTTTTTCTTTAACGGTAAACTCGTTTATAACACAGAAGTCTGTAAGCTCTTTGCTATATTGTTCAAGTACCTTTTCGTCTGCCACCATACTCATAAAGGAATTATATATGATAAAAAACAAAAAGCAAATAAATAGTTATATGCTTTCATACGCCAATAGATTCTTTTCAGAGATGAACCTTGCTGGAGGTGTTAATTCCTCGTTCGGTAATGCATATGCTCCGGGTGGCATGGGAAGTTACGGGAATGCTATCCAGACAACAGATTGGTATGCAAGTAATGACGCTCGTCAACCATTTCCAAAAGGCTCTACTAGATTGAATAAGAAACCCAAACCATTAAATAAGCGAAAGAAAAAATATGGAATGGGTTCTACCAGAAAACGTTAATTTAGATGACTATGTTGGTTTTGTATACAAAATTACTCATGTACCATCTGGAAAGTATTACATAGGTAAAAAATTCTTCTGGAAGATTTTAAAGCGACCACCACTCAAAGGCAAGAAGAATAAGCGGCATGAAAAGCAATCTTCAGATTGGAAAGAGTATTGGGGTTCTTCAGAAGAGCTTTTAAAAGACGTTCAAAAATTCGGCAAAAAAAACTTTAAGAGAGAAATACTTTTTATGGCTAAGTCTAAATGGGACTGTGCGTATGAAGAAGCAAGACTTCAAATGGAAAGCAGAGTTTTATTTGATCCAAATTGTTACAATGGAATTATAAATATTAGACTGAAAAAGTTTCTTAAGAAAACAGTTGAATAAGGATAAATCCCTGTTACAATCTCCTTGTGGATAAGAAAAAATATATAAAGAAGCTTAATCTTAATACAATTTCGTTGATTGATTTAAGGTTCTTATTGGAAGATAAAATTATTCCAGCAACAGTAAGTGATGTTGTTACGTTTTACGGTCAACTATTTTCGATAAACTACGAGCATCATAAACAGTTTTTTTACCATAACTTTATTAAGACAGTTTGTGAAATATACAATAAAGAAAAAACATTTTTTTCGTTTGTGTTTTATTATAACCCACAAGAACATGTAGAAGATGATGAAATTGTACAGCTTACAAACAAGCTCAATAAAACTTTGCCATTAGTGTTTTATAATGACAAAATACCATTTCAGTGCATTGATGATAAGTTTACTTCAGGAGAAATGCAGGAATTAAAAGAAAAGCTAAAGATTCAGATAGAAAAAAAGAATAAAAAAGACTTTTCATTTAGAGGTATAAAAACCTTTGCTAAAAATTATAGATTAACGTTTTTATCAGAAGAATACTTTAACGATCTGAAAGTAAAGCATGGTTTGTATAAATAATAGTATGAGTAAATTTGAGCAAACTCTCAACAAATACTACGGTCTTCTTGAGTATGCTTCTACTGGCACATTTGGCCAGTCTGGAAATACCGCTATAAATCCTAACACAAGCCCCATCAGACCAATGCCTGGTACAATGGATACTGGTGACATGGAGCAAGATATTGATAAGACTAAAATTAGAGCTGGTACACCTAGAGCCATTGCTAAATTGCAATTACAAGACAATGAAGGTGATATCAGAACAACAATTAACAAGCTAGCTGTTGGCAAGCCTCTAACACAATCAGAGCAAGAAATTGTTGCTAAAATTAAAGATTTAAATCAAATAAAGAAGACTGGTAATTTAAGTCCATTAAAACCAGAGGAAGACGAAGAAACTAATTTAGCAAAGACTGTAGTTAGTGACAATGTTGAAACTTTAAACAACCCAAATAGACCAAGAGTAAGCTATGCCCAAGCCTAATATTTCATCTTTTGATGCCACAGTAGTAAAATTCCTCTTACAAATTAACGAGCAAGGAGGCATGGGAAGTGGTGGTGGTACACCTATTCCATCTTCTCCACAAATCGGAGATGCTCCAGAAGGACCACAATCCTTAACTACTGGGGAAATGCCAATGCCACGAGATGCTACTACACCAATAGACGATGAAGTTGAAGATGAAGAAGATAAGACACCAACCCCAGAAGGTGTTATTTATCTAATCAATCTCATTAAGAAGGCCTTTTGGCTTGATCCTAATACAGTTGATATGAGTGGCTTCCAAACTAATTTGCTTACAAAGAAAGTAACTGCTAAAAATGCAGAAGAGATACTAGGTGTACTCAAAAAGATTATCGATGATGCTGGGTTGTTAGAAATACCTAGCGAAACTGATACAGATGAAACAAGAGACGAATAATGAAAAAATTTAGCGAGATAGTAGAAGCAGTAATAACTCATGCTGATTTGGCTAATAAACAAAAGAAAGATGCTGTATATTTTATTTTTGGAAGAATGCATCCCCCTACTGCTGGGCATGATTACTTAATTAAGCTAGCTAAAGAATTTGCAGATAAAAATAATGCTGACTTTTACGTATTCTTATCACCAAGTGAAAAGGGAGATAAGAACCCAGTTCCATACAAAGCGAGATTATCAGCCTTTAAAAATAATCCAACTTATGCAGATATTAACGTAGTTGAAAATGATAAAATAACTACACCTCAGCATGCTGCAGGCTACTTGCATAACGTCTTAAAATATCCAATTGTTGGAATTATTAGTGGTAGTGATCGTAAGGCTGATAACGAAGAAACATTTAAGACTCCAATGAGAGATGGTACTAAGGTACATGTAGTTGCTTTAGGTGGAGAAAGAGCAATGAAAGGGGATATTGACCCTACTGATGTATCAACAGTAAAGGGCTCTAAAGTAAGAGCCCTTGCTAAAGCTGGAGATTATAAGGCTTTTAAATCTTCTTTACCACCAAATACAAGTGAAGAGGATGCTAAAGCCTTGTTTGACATCCTCAACAAGGCTAAGTAGAAAGCTTCTTAAGTTCTTCTAGCTTAGCAGTTGGCTTACCCAAACCACCAATTGCAGTAAAGATACTCAAGCCAGCCTTGTTACCTTTGTAAATGCCTTGATGAACTGTTGAGTTATTCTTCAAGGTTCTAGTTAGTTGCTCAAAAGCCTGGTCAAGATATTCTTGCGGGATATTGTCGAGAGCGTTTGAATCCCCAACAACTACCGCAGCAGCGATGTTACCAGTACCAAGATCAATGCCACCAGACAAGATATTCTTCTTGAGATTATCTCTCATAGCCTTAGAAATCTCAGTTCCATCAGACCATTGAGTAACCTGGGTTGCTCCAAATACAATAATGCCACTATCAAGCACTGTCTTGTAATCCTTATTATCAAAAGAAGTATAGCTACTATTCTTTGTAATAATATTATTAAATAAATTGAATAGAGAGCAGATGCTGTTGTTAGAAGTATTCCAAAACTGGTTAATACTCAATCTTGGATAGATTGTATTAATCTTCTCATTATCAATAATTACCAATGGAGAAACAATTCCTTGGTCTACAAGCTCAAGAATCTCAGTTAAAGTCTTAAGAGCATTCTCAGCACACTTCTTACCTTCTGTGTTCTTTGGCAAGGCTAAAAATACTCCTACCTTGTCAGAAGTAGATTTAATTGAATCTTGATAGTCCTTGGCAATCTTAATTAGCTCGGTTGTTGTACCAGAACCAGTACCACCACCAGCACCAGCGCAAACAAAAATACGATCAAAGTTACTAGCGAAAGACTTTCTGAATAAATCAAGAACATCTTCTCTCTGTTCAATTAAAGCCTGCTTAGCAACTTCTCTATTCTTGCCTGCTCCAGAGTCACTACCAATCTTGAGCTTGTTTGGGACTTCAATTGTGGCCAAGTCTTGCTGGGCAGTATTAATTACACAAGTTCTCTTGTAACCAAGCTTGTGAAAGGTCTCAGCAATTCTTGAACCACCTTGACCAGCTCCTACAAAGCTAAACTTAAAACCAACTTGAATCTTGTCTTCAATGTCGGTATTAATTTCTTGACCAGGCATAGGAATATCTGGCAACTCCATATCGAAAGATGTATCATCACTCATAACTTTATTTATGATTTGGGTTTGAAGGCTTCCAGAAACAATTCAAAAGTAGACTTTTCTTTTTCAGGTAGAACACCAGTTGGAATATCTACTACATCTGCTTGTGGTGTACTTGTATCATAATCTCCATAAATTTTGTCACTTTCAAATTCAGTAAAATCGAATTTAACAACTGGAGCATCAACTACAGGTGAAACAATACCAGTAGTCTCTAGCTTATTTTTCTTGTGAATATCTTCTAGAATAATAGAACACAATTGCTGTGTTTCTGTATCTCTTTTGGCTCTTGACAAAAAGTCTTCTATCTCAGCTCTTGTAAAAATCCCTTCTAGCCTATCAATTGGATTTTTAATCTCACCCCAAATGTGGTGCACAAGATATTTTTCAGTTATCTTTGCACAGTCTCTAATAACAAAATAAGCCGACTTCTTGACAATAGTAACACCTGTATCGGGTTTACTAGCAGCGATTTTTGCTGGGGCAATAAGACCGGCTTGCTTTGACTGACTAACAGTTAAAATTTTATTTTCGAATGCTCCTGACATACAATATTATTTACTGCAGTCAGAGATAAAGACTACTCTTCAGCCATCTTAATGAAGTCGTAAAACTCTTTGCGAGTCTTCTCATCGTCATAGAAGTCTCCAGATAGCTTAGAAGTAACCATATAACAACCTTGATGTCTCACACCTCGATTACAAGCACAAGTATGCTGAGCCTTAACAACAACTGCAACACCCTTATTATGCTCACAGACTTCGTTAATAGCCTTATGAATCTGCATTGTCAACCCTTCTTGAATCTGAGGTCGACGACCATAAAACTCAACAATACGATTTAGCTTACTCAAGCCAATAACACGACCTTCAAGACTAGGAATATAAGCAACATGCACCAACCCAGTAAACGCCAAATGGTGATGGCTACACATACTAGTCAATGGAATGTTCGTCTGAGAAATAATTCCATCATACCCATCAGCAGGGAAAGAAGTAACCTTCGGAGGAGCCTCATAACATCCCGAGATCAAATCAAACACAAACGACTTTGCAACACGTCGAGGAGTACCAGAGCTATTCGGATCATTACGCCAGTCAATGCGAAGAGCATCCAAAAACGCCTCATATGCCTTAGCGCCTTTGTCGATAATAGCAAGCTTTTGCTCTTCTGTCAGAGTCATAGAACTGTTAGCAGTCGGGAGGAGGTAATTTTTCTCTCTAATCTCATCATTCATACGCCTATTATAGAGACAAATTCGTTCAAGTCAAGGCTTGATTCTAGGAAAAAAGTTCATAACATATTAAGTATGAGATATTATTCCACGAAGGTTATTGAACTCGGGAGCGCTGCATTCCGTCAACCTAATGCTAAGTCCCACTGCAGATTCATTCACGGTTACCGTTTGGTTGGCAAGTTTACGTTTACAGCTGAATCTCTTGACGGTAACAATTGGGTTGTTGACTTCGGAGACTTTGACGAATTTAAGGGATTCTTGCAGGAGAAGTTTGATCATACTCTCGTTCTTGCTAAGAATGATCCTGCTATGAAGGAGTTTGAGGCTCTTGAAAAGGCTGGAGCTGCTTCAATTGTTGTTATGGATGAAGGGGTCGGCATTGAGATGTTTGCCAAGTATTGTTTTAATGCTGCAGATAGCTACGTGAAGCATAAGACTAGCGGTCGTGTTCGCGCTCACTCTGTTGAGGTGTTTGAGCATGAGAAGAACTCTGCTATTTATTCTGCTGAAAATACTCAAGTGTCTGTGGCAGAAATTGCTGAAGAAACTGTAGTTGCTCCTGCTAAAGACAAAGGTAAGAAAGGTAAGACTGCTGAACCTGTCTGGGCACCACCTGCCAAGTCTGAAAAGCAGACTGAAGCTAAGCCTTATGAAACAAATAAGCCAGTGAGGGTTACCCCTAAGCAGACTGTTGCTCCTCCGCAAGGTGTTCCAGTCGGAGGTAAGAATCGTCCTAGTACCTGGGACTTTGGTACCAAATGGGCTTGAACATAAGAGTGATTCCTATATCATTGAATTATGAGTTCATTATTTCTCTCTGATGACTTCGTCTTTGAAACGATTGAAGGTGAAGGTCATTTGGTTGGTAGGCCTAGCATCTTCATGCGGCTGGCAATGTGTAACTTGACTTGTATCGGGTTTAAGTCTCCTGATTCTCCGTTTGGTTGTGATAGCTATGTTAGCTGGTCTAAAAAGAATAAACTAACCTTTGAAGAGATTTTTAAGATCTTCGAAGATAATGATTACATTAATAAATTGAAAAGTAATCATGTTCTTAAGATTACTGGTGGTGAACCTCTTATTCAGCAAAAGGCTTTAATTGAGTTTATTGAAACCTTTCTTAATAAGTATGATATCTATCCTGGCATTGATTTTGAGACTAACTGTACAATTAAACCTGATGCATTTTGGGAGCATATTGGTGCTACCTTTACTGTTTCTCCTAAGTTATCAACTAATGGTGATCCAGTTGAGAAGAGATACATTCCAGAAGTTATTAAGTTTCATGCAGATATCTATTCTTTCTTTAAGTTTGTTGTGCAGAAGGATAGTGATGTTGAAGAGATTATTGAGAAGTATATTAAACCGTTCAATCTTACTGAAGATCGTGTTTGGTTGATGCCTTGTTGCGGTTCTCGTGATGAGCATAATGCAGTTGCTCCTTGGGTAGCAGAGGTTTGTAAGAAGCACGGCTTCAACTTTAGTCCTCGATTGCAGTTGGTGCTTTGGAACAAGGCCTTGAAAGTTTAAATAATCTAAATAACTAGTCATATGAGCTTGTTCGATTTAAGTGCGTGTCTAGTTATCTTTTTTTCGTTGTTAATATATGTCTGGAAGGATACAAGTCTTATTCCAGACATTCTCTCTTTTGTTACTTTTAATCGGTTGGATGTTGTTAGAAGATGGAGACGCAACTTAAACAGTATAGATTTTCCGTTGTTTCTTGAAACTGAAAATCAAAATATAATTACTAGCTTACTTGCTTGTCCGTTTTGTTTATCTTTTTGGTCATCTATACTTTTGTTTAGTGTCGGTATAGTGTCTAATTTTCTTTATATACCTCTTTATTGGTATGGAATTTATTGTTTGTATTTAATTATTAAGAAACTAGAGGCAATATGAGTGAACAAACTTTTAAAAATTTTAACGAGTTTTTCGATTTCTTAGAAACAAACAAGACTCATTTTCAAAGCACTAAAATTTTAAGCTTTTTAGGTGTAGTTAATTCTTTTAGAACTACAAAGTGTAGCATGTGTAAAAGAAAAAATTTTAGTTTAGCAGAAGAGACATATAGAAATATGTTTACTTTGCTTTCTCAAGAAGATAAACAGAAAATTAAAACTTTGCTCAATGTTGAGTCAGTTAAGTTTTTTTACAACGAGGCTCCTATGTTTAGTTTCTAGGAGGAAAAGTAATGTGGTGGCAATAATAATGATTAAAATCTGTCGCAATTAATTGAGTATCTAAATTGTTATAAAGATATGAATAAGATCTTCTTTCAAAACTATTTCCAATCTTGCTCCCAGCATTTAGTCTCAAAAGTTATCAGGTTGTTCATTGTAGTAGATTTTTAATGCTAACTAATATATATTTAAAATCATGAGAATTGCTATTTCCGGTGCCCATTGCATGGGCAAATCTACTCTTATTAAAGACTTTCTTGCTGAGTGGATCAACTATAAAACACCAGAAAAGAGCTATAGAGATGTTTTAGTTGAAAAAAGTCTTCCGCATAGCTCTAGTACTACAAAAGAATCTCAACAGACTATTCTTGACTTCATGGTCAAGCAGTTAGAAACCACTCACAAGGGAGACAAGATATTGTTTGATCGTTGCCCTCTAGATAATCTTGTTTATTCTATGTGGGCTTACCACCATAATGTTGGAGATATTGATTTTGACTTCATTAAGAAATGTATTCCAGTTGTTCGTGATGCCTTGAAATATATTGATATTATTTTTTATATACCTATTACAAGAGCAGCAAAAACCCCTGAAATTGTAGACGATGGCATGAGAGATGTAAATCCTTTTATGCGGGTTGAGATTGACAACCTCTTCAAGGTGTTTGCAATGGAAAATAGGGACAATCCAAAGTCTAACTACTTCCATGCTGATGATAGACCTCCTATTATTGAGACGTTTGGAGAGCGCAATGAGCGGATTCAGATAATGAAGTTGTATCTTGATGCTGATGGAGACTCTATGGACCCTAATGCCAACATCTTTAACGATTCAAATCTCGGCATGGAAGACATTGAGGCTTTAGAAGCTTTAGCGAGACCTGAGCCAAAACAGGCTAAAAAGAATAAATAATATTAGTGAATAAGTACGAAAAGAGATTTTTTACTCTTTTAGAAAAAACCACCCGCACAACTCCGCAGGGTGGCAAAGGAACTCTTAAAGCTAAAGCTACCAAGAAATTCGGTAAAGGCAAGATGACTTGTAGCAAGGCTAGAAAACTAAAAACCAAAAAGGCTACTGCTCATACAAAAGCGCAGTCTAATTGGTTTTTAAATTTTCATTGCAAAAAATAAATACTATGATGAAAGAATTCAATAACAACTTCAATAAATTACTCGAGAACTATGCTCCATTAAGAACACAGTCTCGATTATTTTACCCAAGAAATTTAAAGTTGTCTGAAGAGTTTATTAAATGCTTCAAAAGTGAGTATAATAGACTTTTAAAAGAAGGAAATCATCCTAAGAAAATTATGGAGAAGATTTCCAAGGCTCTTAAGTTTCATATCAACGGTTAGACTTAATTTCATTAAGTTTGCTAACAATAAACTTTAAGATTTTACTTCTCTTAATATCATCTTCTGTGAGAGTGAAGGATTGAATACCAACACTCTTACATTCCTCACTATTAAACTTGGCTACAACGTTACCGTAGCTCTTCTTATCTCTAATATCTACTTGGTTGCTATCCCCTATAACAACCAATTTACCGTGTTCTCCTAATCTAGTAAGTACAATGATAAGCTGATCAAGCTCAGCGTTTTGTGCTTCGTCTAACAGCACAACCTTATCATGAAAAGTAGTACCTCTCAAAAAGTTAAGAGGTTGAATATCTAAAGCGCTTTCAGAAGCCAACTTTGTAATTGCAGCCTCTGAAATCATCTCACTAAGCTTTTCCAAGAATGGAGCACCAAAAGGACCTATCTTCTCATGCAATTCACCAGGTAAAGAGCCTAGTTTTTGGCTAGAACACTCAGCAATGCTTCTTAAATATAGAATACTCTTGAAACTCTTTCTTTGAATAAGCTTCAAGGCAGCTAATACAGCACAATAAGTCTTGGCTGAACCAGCTGGTCCATCAATAAAAATGAGCTTATTGTCTCTGTCTAATATAGCATCAACAATACGTTTATGATTTCCAGAAAGTTCATACTTTTCTGCTACATTAAATGCCTTTTGATTTTTAGGTGACATAGTCTTAGATATATATTTTTTATTAGTTGAAAATCCAAATTATGCCTTTAAAATAAAATGTATGTTCGTGCTGCATGAAGAAACAGACCCACCAATCATTTGGGCTGAGAATTTCTTACCAAGAGCTGTTGTTAGCTCTATTTTTCAAGAACTAGTTAATATCAGGCAGTATTTTGGAACACCTGTATGGAAATTTGGTGATGGGGCTACAAAGCTTCAGAATACTTCTACTGATTATGACATCACTAAAAATAATTTAAATCATTTGTGTTGGGGTAGTGATGTATGGTTACCTGATGCAAATATCCCTGCTGGGTATACTCTAAACAATCTTGATAAGTTCTTTTTTCATCAAGGCATTCTCAAGTATATGAGTCAATGCAAAAGTAGAGAGTTTCAACTTGGTGGGCGCTTTGGTTTGACTGGTCGAACCCATATTATTAGCTATGGTAATGGAGGTTATTACAACTGGCACTCAGACGATGGAGTGTATGGTTTATCAATACATGGTAAAGAAATTGCTATGACTCCATTATTCACCATGTCTTATACTCTTGTACAAGATGAATCGCTCATTAAGGGTGGTAGTCAATTGTTTATGCATGACGGTAAATGCTATGAATACCCTCTTAAGAATAACTTTTTGTGTATCTTCCCATCTAGATTGCATCATGCCTGCTCTGAGATAATTTGCGATAATAATATGCCATGGGAGAACAATCGCTTTAACATCCAAATCTGGACCAGCCAAAATGATAGATACTAAAACAAACCAAAAAATCGGACTAGGTATTATTACCTGTGACCGCCCCGTATTCCTTAATCAGGTACTTAAATCTATACCTTTTAAGAGAATTGATACAGCTGTTATAATTGATGATGGGACTAAGCCTCTAGCTGGAGTAATCTTAGACCCATATGAAAATTTAACATATTTAAAGAATCAAAATAATATTGGTGTTGGCCGTAGCAAGAATAGAGCTATGCTTCATTTGCTCAATCAAGGCTGTACTGATATATTTTTAATTGAAGATGATATATTTATTAAAAACGCTAACGTCTTTGATGAGTATATTAAGGCTAGTAAAGAATCTGGAATTAAGCATCTTATGTACGGGTATCATGGACCTGCCAATAAGAAAGATAAAAAACCTAACCCTCGTTGTGTTGTTGAGTATAACACAACGAGAATTGCTTTTAATCCAAATTGTGTTGGTGGTTTCTGTTATTACACAAGAGATTTGCTAATGAGAATTGGTTTATTTGATGAAAAGTTTTTGAATGCTTGGGAGCACGTCGAGCATAGTTACAGAGCAGTTATTAATGGGTATTTGCCAGCCTATTGGTGGTGGCCTGACATTGTAAATTCTAACGACTTTCTTGAAGAGCTTGCTTGCTCTGAAAATGATTCAACAATTAGACCACGTTCAGATTGGAAAAAGAACATTGCAGATGGAGCAAAATACTTCCGATTGATATATAAAGATGACCCTGTATCTATTTCTGATACCTCTCAAGATGAAGTTCTGCAAAGATTGAAGGATATTAAATCTAAAAGCCTATGGTCACGGATGTAATTATTCTTAGCAATACTGTTAACAATCAACTGTTTGATATGCTCAAGGAAACAGTTGATTCTATTCATGATTCAGAAATACAACACACCTTTAATGTAATTGTTGTTGAATCAAACAAAAACATCTCATCTTTCTTCACCGATAAATTAGCTCAAATTAGAGCTAATTTTGTAATCCCTCAAGTACCCAAGTTTAATTATAATCTTTACTTAAACATTGGACTAAGAGAATGTAAGAATGATTTGGTCTTAATTTCCAATAATGATGTAATCTACTCTAAGAACTGGTTCTCTGCTATTGCTAAACAGTTTGAGATTGATCCTGAGTTAATGTCTGTTAGCCCAGTAGATCGCAAATGGCATAGACACACAGAGAACTTGTTTAGTTCTCTAAAAGAACTTCATATAGGTACACGCACTTCATATGAGTTTACTGGTTGGAGCTTCATTGTGAGAAGAAAGCTCTTTAATATCATTGGTAACTTTGATGAGCGTTTTGAGTTTTATTATCAGGACAATGATATTGTTGAGCTATACAATGCATATAAAATTAAGCATGGTTTGTGTACTAGCTCTCATGCTCATCACCTGCTAAGTAAGTCTCATAGTACAATTAAGGCAGAAGATCGCAAGCTATGTGATATGGATTACCAGCATGCTATCTTCAAGGAGAAGTGGAATACTAGATTTATTCCAAAGCCTTACAAGAGACTCAGCTTGCTTATTTGTACTGTTAATGGTAGAGAAAACTATCTTGAGCGTCTTAAAACGAGACTTAAATCTCAACTAACATCTGAAGTAGAGATATTAGTTGCTAAAGACAATAGAGAGTTAACTATTGGAAAGAAGCGCAACGACTTAATTCATAATGCCTCAGGAGAGTATATTGCTTTTATTGATGATGATGATTGGGTATCTGAAAACTATGTCGAAAAAATTCTCAAAGCAACTGACTCTAAACCTGATGTTATTGGGTTTAATAGTATTATTACTTTCAATGGTAAGACTCCTAGACGTGTTGAGATTACAATGAAGCATAAGAACTGGAGCCACAAAATGGGTACTATTGAAGGTACAGCTCAACCTGTAACCTACTATCGTTGCCCTAACCATTTGACTCCAATTAAAAAATCTATTGCCTTGAAGATTCTTTTTCCAGAAATGAATGATCAAGAAGATAGATTTTATTCTTTGGCTATTCCTTCTTTCGCAGAAACTGAAGTTTACATTAACGATTATTTGTACTTCTATGACTGCAGAAACCCAAAGCGTGGTGAAGTTGGCATTTTAGAGCTTCTAGAAGAATTGAAACTTGAAAAAGTATCAGTTGAACTCGCTGAAAAATATATTAGAATCAACGCATGATACTGAATAATATTCCGATCTACGATGGTAACCTGATTCATAAGCGCTTTGCTTATAAGTTCTTTCGTGACCGAACCTTGCCTATTGGTAACATTGTTGCTTTTCGTGCTCCGATGCATGTCGAGGCTGAAGGCATGATTGATACTGAAGATATTCTTAATAACGATTACATTTATAGCGATGACGCAATTAACTTCTGTTGGGAGATCCCTAACATCGATGCTTTTGGTGCTGTTTCATTTCAGCGTCTCTTTAATACTCAGATTGCTAATATCCTCAACGCTATTATCAATAAACCTATTGAGGTTGATGGGGATGACTTGATTGTGCATGCTGAGCATAACCAGCATGGTATTATTCAACCCAAAGGTAAAGCTAGTGTTAGTATTACTCACTTGGTTAATGGTGCTGCTCTTGGTCATACTGCTGTTAATATTACTGCTGGTAAGAAGGCTCCTGCCTTTGCGTTCTCTACTAACTTGACTCATGAACAGGCTAATGACTTCATGAAGAGAGTTGTTGAGACTTTCTACAAGATGACTGATGATATCTTTATTGCTACTAGCAAGGTTATCTAATGACGATTTTTAATATTATCACTAATATCACTACGTTAAAAAAGAAGACTGATATTTCTGTTGAAGAAGAGCGGGAGTATCAGTTTTTTCTTATTAATAGGTGGTTGAGCATGCATAGTGGTGAAGTTGCTACTATTGTCAATGAAACATCTAATCGGTATTGGATGTGTTTATCTAAGGATGAGCAAAATAAGTTTCTTATTAATGTTATACCTCGTATGCGATATAAGAAGATCGAATACCTTAAAAAGGTAAAGAAAGAAAAGACTAAAGAAGATGAGAACATAGAAATGCTGGCTCGCAATTTTGAACTTTCGCAAAGAGAGATTAAGATGTATAAAGAGCATGAGTAGTATTCAAATATTCTATCATATGTATTGTGTTAACGATTGCTTGAATAGATTCGTTAACACCTACAATAAAATTTCTTCGAGCTCCTTAATTCAAAAGGTTGATAAAATTAATGTAATCTTAGTAGGGCCAGAAAAAGAAAAGCTCAAACAAGATTTAAGTTTTTATCACAAAGTAGAAACTTATTTAAAACCTAATGAAGAAACAGAGGCTGATACTTTAAAGATGGTACAGAATTATTGTAAGAACAATTCTGGTAAGATTCTTTATATTCACAGCAAAGGAGTTACAAGACCAAACAACAAAAATATCCAGGATTGGGTTAATCTTATGGAGTATTTTTTAATTGAAAAACATGAGAAGTGTTTAGAGGCTCTAGATAACCACGATGTGTGCGGAGTAAATTACTTGCCTGGTAAACCACATTACTCAGGTAATTTTTGGTGGGCTAATTCTAAACATATAAACCGGTTAAAAGAATTAAAGGTGGAAAAGATAGATAGGTTGTATTGCGAGTATTGGTTGTTTGATATTCAAGACACAATAAAAAGAAAAGAGATTTACAATTCTGGGTTAGATCATTATAAAAATTCATACCCAAGGGAAAAGTACGCCATTGAAAAATAAGTAAAAACTTGTATATACAAATATGGTACCAACACTTCCTACTAACGTCCCAGTTCCAGTTCATATGCAAAAGACTAGTGCATTGAACTTTGAAAAGCACGCTAGTGATACTTTTACTCTTATTGATGATTTTGAGCTCGATAAGGTTCTTGATAATATTATTCTAGTTCGCTATGTCGATACTCCTGATAGCAATCAAACAGTCATGAGAAATGGTATTCTAGTACCAATCGATCATACCAAGGCAGCCTGGAGAATCGGTCAAATTATTCTTGCTGGTCCTGATTGTAAAAACGTTAAGGTGGATGATTTCGTTTGTTTTCCAAATGATAAAGGTATTCCTGTCTCAAACGTTGTTGTTAAAGGTCTTGGAAAGATTAAGCAGTCTATCTTCTTGGATGAGACTCGTATTTTCGGTGTTTGCTCTAGAGCAAAACAGCCAGCAGTTACTGTGAGTTAATAAATAATTAGGTGAAAGTAAGCCTAAATCAGTTAAAACTTCTCTTACAGCAAAACGTAGTTGAACTTAAATTTGCCAGGCGTAGACCACAGCCTGGCGAACCTCTTTTTAGAAGAATGCTTTGCACCAACAGTTATTCTTTATTAAACAGTACTAAAGGAAGAGTGGCTCTTAACTACCGACCACCTCACCAGCAACTAGATTATAGTCCAGAATTAAAAGGATTAGTTGTTACTTGGGATATATTTGAACAGGATTACAGACAAATAAATGTAGCAGCCTGTCAGGTTGTAGCCACAATAAAGGCAAATGATGAGTTTTGGCAATATTATAATGAGAAGTTAGCCTTCATGACAGAGAAGCAGAAAATTGACTTTATGCGGGTATAGAGTAATTATTATTTGTGACAGATAGTCTTGTACTTGAGCAAAAATTACAGAAGCACTTTCAAAAAAATATTCAAATACTTTTTAATGAGAAAGTGTTGCGTACAGGAAAGTTTATTTTATTTGCTCCAAAAGAATATTACTTAGTGTTTTGTATTAATTCTAATAACAAGAATAAGTATTTGGAAATTCCTCTACCGTTTAAAATAATCGAAACCGCTACAGGGTTTTTGTTCGACTATAAAGTTGAGCTTTTGACTGATGATATTACTCTGAAAATTAAGGTAGACGAATACTATAAACTATATAAGTCCAAATATATAAACAATAAGCTTGCTTTTCATTTTACGTGACACTATACTCAACGTAGTGAAACAGAAAGACATCCTATCAGCATTTCCAAGTAACCACACCCCTCGTGAACAGCAGGCTGCTGTGTTAAAGAAGATTGAAAAGTTTCTTCGAGGTGATAAAAAGTTTCTTATCTTATGCGCACCAACAGGCTCAGGAAAGTCTTATATTTCTCGTACTGTTGCTAACTTGACAGACTCGTGTAGCAAAGACTTTAAGCATTTGGTTGACTCCTATTCAATCTATCAAATGGATCAGTCTGGTGAATTCTCTAATCAAGAAGAGATTGACAAGCAACAACCCTTTGGTTCAATGGTGTTGACTATTTCTAAGAACCTTCAGAACCAATACAAAGAGTTCTTTTCTGATTCTGATATCCTTAAAGGCAAGTCTAACTACCAGTGTACTATTGATGAAACTAAGGATGTTGAAATTGCTCCTTGTGTGGTCGTTGGAAAGATTAAAGAGGATTGCTGGAAAAAGTGTATTTGTCCGTATTATGAGGCTCGCAATCGAGTTGTTACTAGCAATTTTGGTATTCTTAACTATAGTATGTTCTTGGCTCTGCCAGATGTTTTGAAACGTAAAGAGCTGTTGATTTGTGATGAGGCTGCAGAACTTGAAGATGAATTGGTTAAGCGTTTCGGGCTTGATATTAGTTATGAAAGGCTAGCACAGCTTGGTGTTCATACCCAGAAGCTGGCTACTGATGTATCTAATCGAGTTATTGAATGGCTTACCAATCTGTTGGTTGTGATTGAAGAACAGATAAAGGCTTTAACTGAAAAGCGCAACAAGAAGGAGCTTACTGATGCTCAACAGAACAAACTCCGCGGGTTGAATAATGTATGTCATTCAGTTAAGACTGTTGCTGGGCATTGGAATGATTGCAAGTATGTTATTGAGAAGTCTGCTACTGCTGTTAATTTTTCACCGTTGAAGGTTGATAAGCTTTCTAGTCATATCTTTGATCATGGTCAAAAAGTTATTCTGATGTCAGCAACTATTATTGATCCAGTTAATTTCGCTAAGAGTCTTGGCATTGAAGAGTATGAATATGTTGAGATGCCCTCTTCGTTTGATCCAAAGAAGGCTCCAATTTATGTTCATACAAAGTATAAGCTCAATCATGCTAACCTTGAACAGAACCTACCTCATGTTTGCAATATTACAAAGGAGCTAGTTGACAAGTATAAGAATGATAAAGGTATTATTCATACCCACTCGTTTAAGATTACTGAATATGTCAAGGCTAAATTTGATGGGTATAATGATCGAATGCTTTATCGAGAGCAAGGTAAGACAAATGAAGATATTGTTAAAGAGCATGTAGAGTCAGATAAGCCAACAGTGCTTATATCTCCGTCTCTTACTCATGGAGTAGATCTTAAGGATGAGTTAGCTCGCTTTCAAATTGTATTGAAGCTACCTTACTTACCTTTGGGATCAAAGCGAGTTGAAACTCTGTTTAAGCTTGACCCAGATTGGTATGAAAATAAGATGCTAAGCAGTCTTGTTCAGGCTTGTGGTCGTGGCATTAGAACTGAAGAGGATCATTGCGATACTTACATCTTGGATGGTACAATTAAGTTTGTACTTATGAAATGTAAGCATAAATTACCGCAACACTTTATCCAGCGGTTTCAATAACATATTTGGCAAGCACACTAGTAGTCATATTCTGTTTCACGTAGCTGTATAGTTCTTCAAGGAGATATTCATACTCCAGAGGTACTATACAGCTTTTTGCATACTCATTAGTCTTTAATATCATCTTTTTTGGCCAATTAAAAAGAGTGTTTTTAGGGCAGTTTTCTAAATTAATGAAATACGGTATACATCTGTTAGCTAATATTTCGTAATGTCTTAAACAATCCCAACCACCTTTTTTAAAGGTAACACCAAAATAGGATTTAAAATAATCGTAGTAGTAGGTGTCTTCTTTTTTAAAAATATAAGTCTCCGGCTTACCTGGATATACTATCCCAAAAAATTGAGATTTGTTTATTGGAGAATAAGAAAGTAATGTTGTATCTGGTACAGCCATTGCAATAGGGTTTATATCTATTCTATCGCTATACATTTCTCGTTTGAAATAAACTCCTTTACCTACTACTGGTTCTAGAACTAAATCATGATCATCTCCATCAATTAAAATAATATCTTTTTTGCTATAAGTTTTAATAACCTCTTCAAAAAACATTTGATCTCTCCAAATAGAAGAGTATATGATTTTATCGTAGAAGCGGTTTTGTATTTTAATTTTTATTTCTTGTGGGAAGTCTATTATTGGCCCTTTTTCGACTTTACCGCAAACTGTAAAGCCAGGAACTTTTACAACTCCCTCCCATTTACTATTAACTACGAATTTATTATCCCAGCCTATGTCTTTTATTAAATGGAAAGGCGCTGCATAAGTATAAAGTTCAACATCTTTCCTACCTGCTAGCCCTATATAGAGCATGTTGGATAAATAGTCTGGTTGAGCGAAATTGTTGATAAATAAAACTTTCAACATAAAAGCCTGAACAATTTATAAATATTTGTGTGAGAGATCAACCATTCTATTTTGAAATAAAAGATCTGATTACGCAGTTTGTTACTGCGTTTAACTCTGTAGTTATTAATCGATATGATAAAGACAGAGTACCTGATGAGAAAAAGCTTAGAGTTTCGTACGTATATTCCCCAAAACAAAGAGTTATTCAAGACTTAGTTAATAAGTCTATGCACCTTACTTTACCAGTAATAGCAGTTACTATTGGTGGTATTCAAAAGGATAGTTCAAGAGTATTCAATAAGATTTTAGGTTCTTTTTATGCTAACAACGGCGTAGGTAGTACTGACTACTTGCCACAACCTGTACCAATTAATATTAATGTTAATATGAGTATTTTAACCAAATATCAAACAGATATGGATCAAATACTCAGTAACTTTGTACCTTATAGTAACCCTTATGTAATAATTTCGTGGAAAATACCATCTGCATTCGTACAAGTGCCTCAAGAGATAAGAACAGAGGTATTATGGTCTGAAAGCCTTAATATGTCATATCCAACAGATATTGATAGCCCAACCCCTTACAGAGTTTCAGCAGATACTTCTTTTACAATAAAGGGTTGGTTATTTCCGAAAGATCAAGGACCTGTTAATAATATTTTCGTTATTGAAGCTAATTTTATACCTGTTTCTGGTTTTGATGTATATTAAAAATGAGTTCTACAAACTACCCACCATATAGTTCGAATCTTACAGAAACAATATACATTACAGCTGCATACGTTTCAGGTGGGGAAGTCTACTCATTACCTTTAAGCTCTAATCTTACAGAAACAATATACATTACATCTGAATATGTTTCAGGTGGTGATGTATTTTCTCTTCCAGCTAGCTCTAACTTAACAGAGACGATTTATATTACATCTGAATATGTTTCAGGTGGTGATGTATTTTCTCTTCCGGCTAGCTCTAACTTAACAGAGACGATTTATATTACATCTGAATATGTTTCAGGTGGTGATGTATTTTCTCTTCCGGCTAGCTCTAATCTTACAGAAACAGTTGTAGTCTCTGCTTTACCCTGTATCTCTTATGTTCACTACTCTAAATACGGAAGAAGGTCAACATATAGAGATGTTACAATAACAGGTAATTTTTTATTCCTTGATAACATTTATCTTAGCGCAACAGATAACTCCTTATTTACAACACTTACAACAGAGTATGTAGATTTTTTTACTGATGAAAATTTAACAAGCTTAAAATATTTACCAACCACAATTTATAATCTTACTAATGCCTATCCTGGTATTTCAGCAGTAAGAGTAACAAGCTTCATTAAGGTTTCAGATACTAAAGTAATATTTACCTTACCACCTTTAAGTAGTTTTAGTAATGGAACATTAATAAATTTCATTACATTTAATAAGTCTGGTTATTGTATTTCAGATGGTATAACTGTATTTGATGCAGTTCCAGCTACACCAACACCTACCCCAACAGTAACACCTACCCCTGTTACTCAAACACCAACACCAACTCAAACACCAACACCAACTCAAACAACTACTCCTTCTGTTACACCAACAACACCAATTACTCAAACACCAACACCTACACCTACACCAGCACCTACTTCAACTCCAGATCTTACTCCTACTCTGGCTCCAGGTATTATTATTTCCGGTGTTGGCAATGACTTCTGCGCATATGGTTGTTACACAATGACCTTTGTTGGAAGACTAACTTACTCCTTATATATTAATGGTGTATTATACAGAGTTACAGATGATGTAATCCAATACACTAGCAATTACGTACCTACATCTCAATTAACATACTTACCTTCTCTTAACGGTTGGTACTTGCAAAGTTTAACACCTCAAGGGGTTATTAACTATGCCTATAAACCAGGTGGGTTAGGTTATGATATTAATACATCCTTTACTGTAATGACTGGTGGTGGTTTTATAAACACTAATACCTTCCCGTTCTGCTTTACTCCTTCTGTAACACCTACTAAAACACCAACCCCAACACCTTCGTTCACACCTAGCGGTACCCCAACACCAACCCCAACACATTTGTAATAATAAAATTGAATTAACTGTTCTAAACAATAAATAATTTTATGGCAATTGATGGTTCATCAAAAAACGACACAATGGGTCAAGTAATGAATATGATATATTCAAAGCTTCCTTACACATCCCCTTTGAATAATGTCGATCCGTTAGATGTAATTAATCCAAAATATAAGTTATTTTACGGGATGGGCTCTAATAAAGCCCAAATGTTGAACCGACAGGCTATTTCTACTCCAAAAATGGATACACACCCAATGGGTGGTATTACCATTGATAAGAACTATAGCCAGTTCATGTATGCGAATGTCGACTTTGATAAGACTCGTCGTTTGCTTGAATACAGAATCATGGCACAGTTTGCTGAGGTAGCTGATGCGCTTGATGAGATTTGCGATTCATTTCTTAATAAAGATGAACATAATGAGATTGTAAAGCTTAATTTACGTAACTTTCAACATGACGAAAAGGTTACAACAATTATTAACAAGGAGCTACAAAAGTTTTTACAGAAGCTAGATTTAGAAGGTAAAGGTTGGGAGTATATTAGAATGCTCTTGATGGATGGTGAATTGTATTTTGAAAATGTTGTTAGTCAAAAAGAGCCAGATAAAGGAATTCTTGGCTTCATTAACATCCCTTGCGAATTAATTGACCCTGTTTATGAAAATGTACAGAATCTTTTGATCAAAGGCTATTTGTTGCGTAAGCCATTTGCTGGTAATTCAAAAACAGAAGCCAGCAAGAGACAATCAACTACAGGTAAGTTTGAGTTGATTCCAATGGAAAAGAATCAGATTCTTTATATTAACTCCGGTATTTGGAATCAATCAAAGACTATTCGTGTCCCATACATTGAAAATGCTAGAAGAGCCTATCGTCAATTATCTTTGATTGAAGACTCTATTATCATTTATCGTCTTGTAAGAGCTCCAGAGAGATTGGTGTTTAATGTAGATGTAGGAGACATGCCTAAGCCAAAAGCAGAGGCTTATCTAAAGAAGTTAATGAATAATTTCTGGAGTAAAAAGAGCTATGATGCTTATAACGGCTCTCCAGTATTGACTTATAACCCACAATCAATGATGGATGCCTTCTGGTTCGCCAAGAGACAAGGTGGAGAAGGCACAACTGTAACTACATTAGCAGCAGGTCAGAATCTTGGTCAATTAGACGACTTAAACTACTTTATTAAGAAGCTTTACAAGTCTCTTAAGGTGCCAGTAACAAGACTAAACCCAGAAGATACCACTAACGATTCTGCAACAATCTTAAGAGAAGAGCTCAAGTTTGCTAACTTCATTATTAGGTTGCAAAGAACTTTTGCAGCAGGTTTACGCCCAGCTTTCGTTACTCAACTCAAGCTAAAAGGGTTGCTGGATACATATGAAATTGTTGAAAGTGATATTCAATTAGAGTTTGTACCACCAACCAATTATTACGAGCTAAGACAAAACCAAATTCTTGAATTAAAGTTTGCTAATTTCGGTCAAGTTTCTACTAATGAAATGTTCTCAACTTCTTTTGCCATGAAGAAGTACTTGGGTTGGTCTGATGTGGATATTAAGGCCAATAGAGAGTGGCTCAAGAAGGATGCTGGATTGAAATGGGAGCTTGCTCAGATTGTTAATTCTGGCCCCGATTGGGAACAAAAACAAGCTGAACCTACTTCTGCAGAAAGTCAAATTGCTGGCTTTGGTGGAGGTGGTGGAGGCATGGGTGGTGGAGGAGAAGCTCCTCCAGCCTTTACTCCATTACCTGGAGCTGAAGGTGGAGCAGCTCCTGCTCCAGGTACAGCTCCAGAGGGTGGAGCAGCTCCAGCTCCAACACCAGCACCAGGATCTGAGGCTTCTGCGCTACCAACCTAATAAATTATGTCAATACCTTGTAATCCAGTAGCCTATTATTATAACACAAATCTTGATACTAAGATTAATTCTTATAATCGATTGGCTCAAAGAATCGGTTTTCAGCTAGGTGCACCTGTTCTTAAACTAGAAGTAACTCAAGACATTGTTTATGAGAATATTTCAATAGCTTGTGAACTCTTTACAAAATATGCAGGTTATACAGAAGAGTACTTAATTTTTAATAGTGCCTTGTATGATACAAATGCAGGTGTTAAGCTAGATACATTGTTCACAATCACTCCGTTGATGAGTGCTCTTTCAGCTAATTTTGACTATGATTTAGATAATTATAGAAAAGTAGTTGATGTGTTCTCTCTTGAACAAGGTACTACAACTGGTACTAATACATTGTTCACTATTGAACAAACATTGGCACAGCAAACATATTTTAACTATGCTCTTGGCAACTATGGTTTTGATCTTGTAAGCTGGCATATAACTCAAATGTATATGAGCACAAGAGCCAAGACTCTTACTCAGTATTATTACTTCTATTTTGACCCAAGAACTCAGTATTTAAAGATTTTACCGGACCCATCTATACAAACAGTAACTAGCCAATGGTTTGGGTTAATTGGATGTTATGTTGAACGTCAATTAAAATACATTGTCATGGAGCCTTGGGTACAGCAATACTCATTAGCGCTTACAAAGATAGCAATTGGACAAATAAGAGGTAAATATGCCGGTCAAAGTTTATTTGGTGGTGGTACTGTAAACTATAATGACATGTTGAGTCAAGGTTTAGCAGAAAAAGAAAAGCTAGAAACTCAATTGTTTACAAAGTCTACAGCAGGATTCGGAGATGCCGAACCGCCATTATTCTTTGTTGGATAATGTTCAAAGTTGGGCAATACAAAAAAGGAATTTACAAACCTGTAAACAGGTCAAAATATCTTGGCACTCAAGATCCTGTTTACAGGAGCAGTTACGAATTATATTTCTTTCGTTGGTGTGATAATAACCCTCGAGTTTTAGAATGGGCATCAGAATCTGTTGTTATACCTTACAAATCCCCTCTTGATAATAAATTTCACAAGTACTATGTTGACAATAGCATTGTTTACAAAATAAGTGAATCTGTTGTAAAAAAGTTCTTAGTAGAGATTAAACCATCTAAGCAAACTGAGCAGCCTAAAAGACATGGCAATAAAAAGGAGAGTACATATATAACTGAAGCTACTACATATGCTAAAAATATGGCCAAGTGGGAAGCAGCCAGAAGGTGGTGTGAGGGTAAAAATTTTGAATTTTTAATATTAACAGAAAAACATCTTTTTCTAAAAAAGTAATATGCCATTTATTGATAAACATGAATTGTTATTTGTACATATTCCTCATAGTGGTGGTACATCTATTGAAACGAAGTTTAGAGTTATTAGAGGGCACAACGAGCAAGCTGCTTACAGTTACCATCAAAGAAAGATTGGTGGGGTATATTTTGCTCCTCAACACTACACCCCGAAAATTCTTAATTCATTATTTCCTGAAAGATTCAAAAGTTTTAAGAAATTTACAATTGTTAGAAACCCTTACACAAAGTGTATATCATCTTTCTTTTATAGTAATAAAAGAGAAAATTGTAATGAAAAGTATTTTTTAAAACAATTCCACTTTTGGTGTGAAAAATATTATCTAGTTGATAAGGTAGACTTGCCACAGCATGCTTATTTTGAAGATGTTCATTATGATTATGTTTTACGTACTGAAAGTTTAAACGAAGATTTTAAAAGAATGACCAAAGAGCTAAAAATTGATAGTTTTCTGCCTCATGTAAACAAATCCAAAGCCCCTCGCTCATCTTCATCATATATAAAACTAATTGAACCGCCTACTATAGACTTTATTAATACCTTCTTTAAAAGAGATTTTGAGCTGCTAAAGTATCCGATGATACCTGGTATTTTAACGGGAAAATAAAAAAATCCTAAAAAATTCTAACATTTACTATAAATAATTTTATAATTATATGTCACATAGACTTTTAGTTGAAACTCCTGACTTTGGCAGCTTCACATATATAAAAGAAGAAAAGAATCTGCGTGACGGGAAAGGTCCTAGAATGTACATTGAAGGGCCTTTCATGATGGCTAATGAAGTCAATAAGAATAGACGTCTTTATGATTTAATGGAAATGGTCTCTGAAGTAAAGAGATATTCTGATGAAATGATTAAGTCAGGTAGAGCATTAGGTGAATTGAATCACCCAACTACTGTTGATATCGATCTTTCAAGAGCCTGTCACAGTGTTCAAAATTTAAGACAAGAAGGTAATTATTTTGTTGGTAAGTCTCTTGTTTTAAGTACACCAATGGGTAAGATTGTACAGAATCTTATTGATGATGGAGTTACACCTGGTGTATCTACTAGATGTTTAGGTCAATTAGAACCTGACTCTATTAAAGAAGATGTAAATAGAGTAAAGAACATGAAGTTAGTTGCTATTGATGTTGTAGCTGACCCTTCTTGTCCAAAGGCATTTGTTAACGGTATTCTAGAATCCAAGCAATGGGTTATAAGTGATTCTGGTGAGCTAGAAGAGGCTTATAATAAGTTTGAAAAGTCTATTGGTAATTTGCCTCGCAAAGAGGTAGATAAATTTTTACTTGAGCAGGTATTAATTTTTATCAATAAGCTTAAATAATTATATGGATACACAACTTATTAAGTCATTTATTAAGCAGGTTGGGGTAAAAAATTACTCAGAGGCTAATAAATATTTACAACAAGTCTTAGAAAATAAGATTAAAAGCCGTATTAAAACTGCTTTGAACAAACCACTTTTTTAACATATGTCAACTCTAATTGAAAAATTAAAGGAAGTTACCAAGGATATTCTTAGTGAGGAATCACTAAACCAAATTTCCGAGGCATTCGAGCAGCAAGTAAACAAGGCTGCTGAAGATCGCGCAAAATTGCAACTCGAGGGATTATTGGTTCAGATCGACGAAGACCACTCTGCCAAGGTAGAGAAGCTCGTTGAGGCTATTGACCGTAACCACTCCGATAAGCTTTTGAAGGTTGTTGAAGCAATCAACGAGAACCATGCTGGTAAGCTAAAGACTGTAGTACGCAAGTACGAAAAGGCCCTCAACGAAGACGCTGCCTCATTCAAACAATCTCTTGTTGAATCAATTTCCAACTATCTCGAGGCCTATCTTGACGAAAATCTTCCAAAGACAGCCATTGAAGAGGCTGTTCAAAACAGACGCTCTGCTCAGGTTCTCAACGAGCTACGCAGCATGCTTTCTGTTGATCTAGTACTTGGTAAAGAGACAATCCGCGAGGCTGTATTGGATGGCAAGCAAAAGATTGATGAAAGCTCCAAGATCATTGAGGCTCTAAAGGCTGAGAACAAGCAGCTCAATGAATCTTACAATAGAGCGGTCTCTAATTTAATTTTTGAACAAAAAACAGCTGGTCTACCTGATAATAAGAAAGCCTATTTAGCCAAGGTATTTAAGGGTAAGTCTGCTGAGTTCATCAAAGAAAACTATGACTATACATGTAAGATGTTTGAAAAGCAAGAAGCTAAGAACATCGAAACTCTAACTGAGCAAGCTGTATCCCAGTCTGTTTCTAGAAATCTTGATCGCCCTGTAGTTGAAAGCAACGAACAGGTAATCGAGGAAGGTACATTAGAAAATTCTGATCACCCTCCATTGAAGTTGTACATGCAGGAGCTTTCAAGACACTAAATAAATTTCCATTGAGGCATAAGCCTGATTATGATTTGACATCATATAATGTCTAAAACAAAATAAACATATGAAAAATATCAGACCTTCACAGTCATATATTTCTCCTGATAGAGCTGGCGCTCTTCTTGAGAAGTGGTCACCTGTTCTTGACTTTAACAGCAAGAACGTAAGAACAATCGAAGACGATCACACACGTCTTAACACTGCCATCCTTCTTGAGAACCAAGAAAGATGGTGCATTGAGGAATCTGGTCAGGCTAACGTTTCCGGTTCTACTGCATCCGTATTCGGTAATGCGTACGGAGCCAACGGTGGTATGGGTGGTTTCGGTGCTGCCGTAAACAACTCTACAGGAGATGCAAATGCTGACTGGTATGCAACCGGTGATGCTCGTTTGCCAAAGATCCTCATTCCGATGATCCGTCGTACCTTCCCTGAGTTGATCACTAACGAAATCGTTGGTGTTCAGCCAATGAGCGGTCCAGTCGGTCTTGCTTTCGCTCTACGTTACAAGTACGACAATGACGTACTAGGTAGCCAGATCCCAGGTAAGTACAATGATGCTGCTTACGGCAACCCTCCTCCATATCCATGGCAGATCCAGGCAGCTGGAACTGAGAACCCAGGTACATTCGGTCACACCTATTCTGGTGAACTTGGTTACGAGTATCTAGATACACGTTTCACTGGTGCTTCTTCTGCTGACTTGGCTCAGTATCAGAATAACGCCAACTTCGAGATCATCCAATCTGACCAAGGTGTTGCTCAGTTGCTAGCCAACTATGAGTTCACTTCCCAGATCCCAACAGCTTCTATCTCTTTCGAGAAGACAGCCGTTGAAGCTGGTACCCGTAGACTAGCTGCTCGTTGGTCCGTTGAGTTGGAGCAGGACTTGAAGAACATGAACGGTATCGATATCGATGCTGAGTTGACAAACGCCATGAGCTATGAGCTCCAGGCTGAAATCGACCGTGAAATGGTCATTAGAATGATTCAAGTCTGCTTGAAGTATGCTTCTTACGGTTCCGTAACAAGCTGGACAGCTTCTGCTGCTGACGGTCGCTGGTTGGCTGAGCGTAATCGCGACTTCTATCAGAAGTTGATCGTAGAAGCAAACAGAATTGCAGTACGTAACCGCCGTGGTGCTGCTAACTTCATCATCGCAACCCCAAGAGTTTGCGCTATCCTAGAAGCTCTTCCTGAGTTCAGTTGGATGACTGTTGACGGTAACGTTAACACTCAGCCAACAGGTGTTGCTAAGGTTGGTACAGTTGGTGGACGTTTCCAAGTTTACCGCGATACACGTACCGATGCTCAGAACCTAACAGGTCAACGTACCACAGTTGAGTACGCTCTATTGGGTTACAAGGGACCAGAGTTCTATGACACTGGTATCATCTATTGTCCATACATCCCTGTAATGGTACAACGCACAATCGGTCCTAACGATTTCGCTCCTCGTGTTGGCTTGCTAACACGTTACGGTGTAGTCGATAACATCTTTGGTGCTAACTTGTACTATACATTGGTCGTTGTTAAGGGTCTTGGCATTGCCTTCACCCCAGCAACATCTGTTGTATACTTCTAATCTTAGAAGCAATAGTAGTTTAAGAAAAGGCCGATCGAAAGATCGGCCTTTTTTTAATGTTGCATACATTAAAAATCTTGCAACGTTAAATACATTTCATCGTTTTGAGCAACAATACGTTGGTTTTTCAACCAATGTTCAATATTTCCCAGTTCTTTAAATTCTAAATTGCACGTATAATCGTATCCAGGTTGGCGAGATTTACTCTTTAATAAACTCGCATAACCCAACTTTCTTTTTTCAGGAACAATACCTATCGCAACTAATTCAATTCCAACTTTGTTTTTATAATTATCCAGATTTTCTGTTGGAGTTAATTCTTCATCTTTAATTATTTGATGCAATTGACGATCTCCCAAAAGATAAATGCCATAAATCTCTTTGTCATCTGTTAATACAAAACTCTTATTAAAGTTTGTAGTGTGTAATACATACTGTTTTATTTCTTCAGTATTATATTGTGGAAAACATTTAAAAAATGTATCAAGAATTTGTTTTATTTCAAACTTTGAAGCATTTTCTATTTTTAAATTGTTGTTTTGAATTTCTTTTTCTTGTTCAGGAATTAATAATAATTTATTATGAATAAAGTCTTGTGAATTCTTCACAAGGTTACACAATTCTTTAAACGTCATATGATTATTTATTTCATCTTAGGGCTCTTGCACCGCAGTTATTACAAAATATAGAACCCTTAGCTACTGGTTTTCCACATTGACCACAAAACTCAGCATGTCTCAATACTTTTGTGTTAGCTTGATTGTTTACTGTCTGCCAGTTCGAATAAACGGTAAATATGGATCAATCATATCATTATCGATTAGATTAATATTCGATGCTCGAATAGGATTAATATCAATACCACCACGACGAACATAGAAGCAAAACACTAACAACTCTTCAGGCTCATAAGCATCTTGAAGTCGCTTGTAAATAGCTTCACAAATCTCTTCATGGAAGTGACACTCATCCCGGAATGAAACAATATACTTAAGCAGAGAAGTCTTATCAACAAGCTTATCAGACTTCAAATAAATATACACATCCCCCCAGTCAGGCTGGCTAGTAACCTTACAGTTAGACTTCAATAGCTTAGAACTAAAGTACTGCTTAACAGGGTTCTTAGTAGTTTCACTAGAAGTCAAGAGCAAAGGATTCTCAGAATAACTAGTGAACTCACTATCGATACCATACTGCACTTCATTCTCAAGAACAGGATAACCAGCAAGATTGTCATTAACAACATACTTACCAGTCTTAAAACAAGTAACAATAACGTTCGTTTCAAGCAAGTCAGAAAGATCTTGACTAGCAGTCTCTTCGATAAACTCAATAGCGTCTTCAACAGTATTGATATAAGCTCGCTTCTCCATATTAAAGGAGTTAAAGTAGAGCTTAATAGACTTAGACTCAACAATGTATTCAGAGTCACAGTTATACGTAACCTTAGCAATTACACTAACAGGACATCCATTAGAAAGCAAAGTAGATACCTCAAAGGCATTCCAGATATCATATCCGATGAATGGAAGATCTTCATTCTTAATACCAAGATAGGTACGATTGCGTTGACGAGGCTCACGAACGAGCAAAAGCGGATCGTAAGTAGCCTTATAGGCACTAGTCTTACCAAGATGTTTTGTAATATCACTCATAATTTATTTTGATTATTATAGCAGTCTTCACGCAATTGTCCAGCAGATTCTGAATAATTATTTTGCTTCCGAATAGGCTTGCCAGCATCTAGAGCATCCATAATATTACAGTTATTACATGCACTATACAGCATTCCAATCTTCATAATCTCCAAACGCTCTTCAACAGAGCCTTTGAGAATACAAATGTTATCGTATTTATCCAAGAACTCTCTTTCATACAAGTCGATAATCTCATTTCTAAACTTAGCATCAACACTACGCTCACCATCATCGACCAACTTCACATCACCAGGATTAGTATAAAATATAACATCATACATTGGAGTAAGTTTTTTAAACCATTGCTCAGCAAAGTCTAGAACTCTGCAACTAACTTTACCTTCCTTATAAAAATACTTCGTATAAATGTAACCATCAACAATGCAACGATCTAACAACAAATCTTTAACCTCTTCACTAGAATTATCCAAGACCTTTGCATAGTTAAGCAAATGATCGTTGATAATAAGAGACTGAGTCAAATCATAGTTAGTTGCTTCATTGTTGATAGAAACACCCAACCGCTTGATCTTGCGAGTAACCTCGTCAACATAATCAAAGCGATAAGGGTACAAGGTCTTAACCTTCTTAAGCAATGTAGTCTTACCGGTACTTTGTGCACCGGTAAACGTAAATAGCTTTCTCATGCCTTGATTTTACTTGCCCCAGACACCTTTATCAACTATTTTCGCAATCTTTCCGTAAAGAGAAAGATCTGAGAAGGCATCCATAACAGGTTCGTTCTGAGCACATTTACTATTTTTGACCACAAGATTTAGCAATCGTTGAACCTTGTCGTTGCATCTAAAGATGATAGAGCAAAGAGAAACTCTCTTTCCATCTGCAGCAGCAGTATCTTGACCAACAGAAATATTACCAGGGCCGTAATCAAATTGCTTCTTACAAAAGAGCAAGAACTCTTCTTCTTGCAGACGTCGAAGCTCTTTAAGAGTCTCTGGATAATGTTCTTGACAATATTCTACTGAGTAATCTGGCACTAGCTCTCTATAATCTGTTGGTATATTTGCAGCCATATTTGCTTCAAGCACAGTTTTAGGTGTAGTCAATTCTCTATATTCTCTCCGAATCCATTGTTTTTTCATAAACTCAATCCACAGTTTAACGGAAGCCTTATGCAACTCGCTAATAACATTATCAAAGCTAAGGTCCTTAATATCAACTGCAACTTGAGCCATTACAGGACCACCATCAAGCTCTGAGGTTACTTTGTGAATAACACATCCAGATTCTGCATATCCATTAAGCCAGGCCTTGCGTTGAGGGTCTTTACCTTTAAGCTCAGGATACTTAGTAATCAAACCAGGGTGCCCGTTATAAATGTCATAAGTATCACAAATCTCTTTGGGTAGAATTCGCATATACCCGTGAAGAGTAATAATTACGTCTTCTGTTCCAGTAGATTCAATTGCTCTTTTATACTCTTCAACAGTAGGGCTGGAACTAATGTGACGAACCTTATCTGGAAAGGATTGAATTAAGCTCTTAAATTGTTCATGGCAACCATCAAGATGAGGTCGGTTTGAAACTATGAGATCAGGCCAGCGATTGAAGTGATTCATAATTTCAATCAACTCTGAACCAGTCTTAGAAAAGAAAGCAATCCATTTCATCGATAGTATCCTTTGATAAAGGCCTCAGAAGGGTGGCTAAGAATCTCTTTAAAGGCGCTAGTGTTATAATCAACTAGATCCCATTGCTCATCATTAACGTTTGAATCAATAAGATCAGCCAGCTTGGTACTAGGCTTAGTCTTCAAACCAAGATCTCCATTATACTTGAGACCATGCAAAGCAGCAACAATCGGGTTAGAAGTATCGACAGAGCGAATAGAAGTCTGACCAAAATAGGCCTTAAACTCCCTAGCCAACGAACAACCGAGCAAGTGATGAGGCTTCTTTGTATTCCAGATGCCACTATCCATTAGTTGCTGAATGAGTCGTTGACGGCCAGAGCACCAGAGCTCGAGCTTATTATTAGTTGGAGACTCACCAGTGATAAGATAATAACCATAATCGAAAGAGATAGCAATGTAATCAGCATGTTCGTTCATAAACTGATAACAGTACTTAAGTTCTCGCCAGGTGTTGCCTTGAACAACACCAATCTTGAGACCAGGCAAGTCATTATACTTACCAACGAAGCTCTTCCAATTACTGATAGTCTCTTCACAGTTCTGCAAAGAGTCAGGGATAATGTAATAAGTAGGTTCAATTTCTACAACCTTTTCAGCAAACTTATCAGAATCGAAAGCCTTACCAAGCTCGAAAATACTATTATCCAAGAGCAGTTCTCGGTCATAGAGTTTACAAGACTTATAATACTTCTTATATTCCGGTTTCTGATCCAAAAGGTGTACCAGACAGTAGTCGTAATCGTTAAAGTTTCGAGAATAATCAAGGAGCTTAATAGGAACTTCATGAGATACTTTAATATTCATCTCTGTCATTATAGTGTCAAAACTCAATAAATCAAATAAATAATTTAAATGGCTGCATTTGAAAAGTTTAACCCTGTAAATTTTAGTAAGAATATTACTAAGACTATAGCTGATGTTGAGTCAAAAATAGGAAAGGTGGCTGCTGTCCCTAAATCTTTAACCAATGAACTTAATGCCAAGACTGGATTAAACATAGCTGTGCCACCTTTGCCTCAAATAAACGCAAATGTGAGAGGGTTAGTTGGTTCAGTAAAAACATTAGTAAAGAACCCTAACGGGGTAGTCAAGGGCGGTATAACTGCTGTATCAGGAGCTGCTAATGCCAGGATAAAAGAAATAGCAGTAAATACATTAGGAAATAGAGTTGTTGGTACTATACAGGGTGGCGTGAGTAATGCTGGCGGTACATTAGGAGGTTTTGCAAAAGCTAGCTTTGGGGTTGCGTCTGCAGCTGTAAAAAGTGGTTTAGGTCAAATAAAAGGTACTTTAAGGCTTGGTATTAAAAATTGTTTAAGAAGCGCTACAAGTTCTTTATTAAACAATATAACAGTACCCAATATACCATTTGGTGGTATAACTCCAAATATTACTAACGGTATTAGTATTAACGGGGTTATTTCAAGTGTTGGTACTGCTGGGTATATTGAAATTAATAAAAAAATTAACAAACATTTAAGTGCCGAGATAACACTTTTAGGCACTCTAGATAAGAAAAAAGCCTCAATAACTGGTTCAATAACAGGTAGACTTAATATTTTAAAAGAGGTAAAGAATACTAACTTTTATACAGCTAAACTAACAAGTGAAGTAAATAAAAATATAAACAATATTTGCAATACATTATCGCCAAGAAATAAAAAGAAGCTATCTAAAGGTGGCCCTATAGTAGAAATGGTTGCAAATGCAGCTACAGATAACGTTATTAACAATATTGAAAACCAAATTATTAAATCTGCAAGTGGTTTCTCTGCTAAGTCTCCAAACGAATTCTTTAATGCAGTTACCGGTTTACCTAAAACCGCAGCTAATAAAGTAACCTCTACAGCCTCAACAATAGCAACAGCTGCTAAAGATGCAGCTAGTAACGTTGTTACAAACACTACATCAAGAACAGCGCAGGCCTATAATAAGATTAAAGATGCTATAAATAGCAATGTTCCTAAGCAAAGTTAATTAATATGAGATATTCCAACGCCTTACAAGGTAGTCCTAGTAGAAAAGCTCTACCTCAATATTTCGGTCACTATCTCAGCATTGTTGTTCAGAACAACGACCCACAGAAAAGAGGCAGAGTAAAAGTTTGGGTACCACATATTTCCCAAACAGTTTATAATAGCTTCAAGCAAGATAACACAGATAAGAACTTCCGATTTATGGGAGACAATATTGAGTCTTCTTTAACTCCTATTAATGAAGAAATAAAGAAGATATTGCCTTGGGCTGAGGTAGCTTTACCAATTGTAAGTGGTGGTTCTTCTGGTAAGTTTTTTAATTGGGGAAACAAGGCTTCTATATCAGATTCTAATAGAGTTGAAACATCTTTACCATCCTTATCAGCTAACTCTAAATATTCTCTTAATATCGACGGTACTGGAGAAAAATATGGTAGAATCTATGAAGTGAATGAATTACAGCCATCTGATGCGTTTGATAGAACCTACAATACCAACTCTGGAATAATATCTACAGGTAACCCAAATAGAGTTAATCCGTACACTCATTTATACAAACCTCATACTTATTCTAATTGTACTAAAGGTCAGTTTTCTATTCCAGATGTAGGTGCCCACGTTTGGGTATTTTTTAGAGAAGGTGATGCTAACTACCCTGTAGTATTTGCAGCTCACTATGGTACACAAGATTGGCTTGGGGTTTATCAAGGAGCACCTGGTACATACCCTATTGACTATCCTGGTGATTATAACAACGTGAACCCAGCTGATACTCAGGGATATTCTCCAGATACAGAGACCTATAGAGGTAAAATGGTACTTAATCAAAAAGGTGGTACTATTGAGGTTGTTAATACAGATAATAAAGAAGCTATTCGCACTACTGCCTATAATGGGTCTTATAGGGAAATGAACAACCAGGCCACTATTGAACTTAATACTCAGAACAAACAGAGTTTAACTCTTGCTGATTCTTTTGAAACAACTAGAGGGTATAAGAATGAATTTACTGAAAAAGATCTTGATGAAATTATTAGAGGTGATCATTTCGAGAAGATCGGCAACTTTAATAAGTCTGCTATTCAACAATGGAAGGATATTGCTGAAGAAATTGCGGCAGTAAAACAATTGTTTGAGATTCAGAGATGCAATCAAACTGGATCATTCAACAACTTATTTCCATATACATCTCCATTGCAAACCCAATCTGGTACATATGCTAAATGTCCAGTTTGCTCAGCAGTTAATAGACCAGCTGTTTGGAGAAGAAGAGAGACTTTCTCTCTTTACATACCAGTAAACAGTACAGCTGTTGTTACTTTTACTAATCCTATGCGAGGTAACTGGACTACTGCATATGACATGATTAATGATTCTAGCTTTAGTACCAGACAGGCTTCTGGTTATCTAGGTCAAAATATTATTGTTTACAATTATAACGTACCTTCACAGCTTGTACAACCGCCAGCCATTCCAAGTAACTTTTTAGGAAGTGGTTCTTGTCCAGTTTGTAATGGAACAGGCATTTCTCCTTCTACTCAAGATGGTATTTGGACTGTAGAAGATAAAAAAGATGCTCTAAAGTTAAAGTTCGAATCAAAGATAAATGAGATTACTGCCTTAGAGAAACAAATGGGTCAAGGCGGCTCTAAAATTATTCAAATAACTAAACACAAGCTAGAAACTATTGGTTTAGTTATGAATGATTTGCCAAATATAAGATTAGATAGCTCTGGTAAAATAACTAACAATGAAGTCATTGTTGCTGCTCAGGGAGTATTTGTTAGTCAAAAAGCCTCTCCAATAATGGAATATGTTAATGTTGAAGATTTGCCTGGGGGTACATACAATCTAAACGTTTGTAATAGATGGAATGTTTTGGTAGGTTCAGGTGGGGTAGCTCTTAAGTCTTATGGTCCAGTTGATGTAGCAGGATCAATTGTTAATTTAACAGGTGAACAAGTAAATATTGCATCTAATAACGAGATAAACATTAATGCTCAAAAGAGATTGTCGCTTATATCTGATATTTTAGTATTGCGTCAATCAGAGGGTAAACAAGTATTGGTTGATAGCAATCTAGGTGTTACTCAAAATATGGTTATTGCTGGTAGCGCGCACGTAGAAGGAGAGTTAACAGTACAACACATTACTGCCCCTATAGAGTTTCAAGAAACAGAAGAAGTATTTCTTGAAGGTTATGTATTACCTAATGTTAGTTATACTGGAGTACTAAACTGTGGTGGAGATGATTGTAATTTTACTCTGTATTTTACACAAAAGGTACCAGTAAATGTTGGTAGACATTCTCATCAATTTAGAAACTTACCGTTAACATTAATGGCTACTGCAGATGATGTTAGAACATTAGGCAGAGAAAATACATTACCAACAGCTGCTACTGCTGCATACCCGCCTGTGAACGAGAAGAAGAATGCAATATCGATTCAACATGGTCAGCAGGTAATTTTGAGCTAAGCTCGTAAAAGCCCCATTCAATATTAGCCTGATCTAATAGTTCTAAGCCGCTTGTATTTCGGTAAAAGTGGCAATGAACTACTCTCTTTATACCAGCCTGAATAATTAACTTGCTACATTCAAAGCACGGAGAGCAGGTAACATATAATGTAGCCCCATCAGAAGAGTTATTAGATTTTGCAAGTTTAGAGATAGCATTACTCTCTGCATGAAGAACAATTGGCTTTGTTACTAACTCACCATTAACTTCTTCTTCACAATTGTTATCAAATCCTTTTGGTGTGCCATTGTATCCATCAGAGATTATCTGCCCATTTTTAACTATTAGACAACCTACCTTGCGTCTGCGAGCTGTGGATAATCTAGCCCACTCTACACACATACGCAAGTATGCCTTATCAATATCTCTCTGTGAAGCCATATTATTCCCAGGGGAACTTTACCCAAGTATCTGTATGAACAGTCATTGCAAAATAATCAGGCATGAAAGTTGTCTTGGGTTTTACAACTAACGAAGCGGTATCGCAAAGAATCTCTTCATTTTTCAAATAATCGTTTTTAATATAATTGAATGACTTTCCAGAATCGCTTATATCATCTACAAGCAAACACAACCCGTGTTGTTGTAGAATATATAACCTCTTATTAATTTCAGACCATAGAGTAACTTTCTTAAAGTCTTTTCCATCATAAGACTCTAACCCAACTGACATAGTCTTTATCTTAAGCCTTTTGGCAATTAAAGTGGCAGGAATAAGCCCACCATTAGCAATGCCAATTACATAGTCGTACTTCTTGTTACCAATCCTATTAATAATGATGTTTATACCCTGCTCAACATCAGCCCAGGTTAGATTTAGTTCTTTTTTCATTTCAAGCGAGGCTTTTTAACTTTAACAATTGTATTGTCAGCTCCACTCTTTTTCAACAGTTTAACTAAAACTTTTAAATCTTTTTGGATATCTTTAAACTCTTTTTCAGGGTAGGTTGTTTTAGCGTGTTTATATACTTCCAATATAAAATCTGCATCAACAGGCTTACCCTCTTGAAGGTAAGCATTAATTTTTTTATTGATACCCATTACCCATTAGTTATTATAGGTCGCCTAAAACTCCAGTTTCAGGATTCTCTCTTGGACCCATGCTCTTTAAGATATCTTCAACGGTATCATCACCAGTCTTTGAAATACCTCTACCGGAGCTATCATCCTCACCAGTTTTTGCTAAGATACCTTTTTTGACTAGAGAATCAAGCACATCTCTGATTTCACTTTCTTTGTTTCTGAGCTTGATAGAATATTTTAACATCTTAACAATGTCAATGCCTCTAGTTTCAGGTTCTACATAGTCAAGAGCATACTTCTCAATGGGGCTTAGATTATCTTTATCAGAGGTCTCATCAACAGAGTAAACTGCTGTTGGTTCAAACTTGTCTCCTTTGACTAAACCAATTTCACCAGTTTCAGTCTCAGTTTCTTCTTGCTTCTCTTTAGTGTCATCCAAGTCATCTTGTACCTTGGCCTCTACTTCGTTAGAAGCGTCTTGAGTAATATCAGAAACAGTTTGTGGTAATTCATCTTTTTCTACTGTACCTTTTTCGATTTTACCACCAGTATCTTTTGTTTTAATAATGTTTTGATCTTCGAAAGCCTTGATAATAGCTCTTGCAGCATAATAATCTCTGGCAGTGAAAGGCTTGCCTCCTGTAGCCTTTTTGGAATCTGGAAAAATTTCATTAATAGCCTTTCTAATAAAACCAGCAACAACATCTTGATATTCTTTTCTAGAAACAGAAGATGGTTCTTTTAGGTTGTCAATAACAAACTCTCCTATCTTGACTATTACTTGCTTGATCTTTTCTTCATCTTCACCAGTAACATCTGTAATAGAATAAGAACCAAGATCTTTGCTTGGCTTAAAAGAAGTTAGATCTGACGCAATGCGGCTTACTGGCATTTCATTAAGACCAATAGCTTCTTTGATTAGGAGTTCGTAATACTCATCGAAAATACTGTTCATATACTTAATTATTTATTCTCGCTTTGATAAATATATATAACAGTATGATTTTATCAGATCTAAATCTTAATGAACCATTGCCTGTTCTGTTGTCTCAGGATACAAACTATGTGGTTATTAATGATCCTGCCTTTCCTCCTCTTAGTACAATTGTTGTATACGGTTATGATGCATACGGAAACGCCTTGTCTGCTGCACAGGTATTTCCAAGAACTGCTAAATTGGTTAGATTTTGTAATGATGTTACTCTTGAGACTTCACAACCAAACCCTATCCAGCTTTCTCAAGTAACGAATTACATACCTCTATATAATGATGA